GGGTGTTGGGCGCCGGTTCCAGGTGCTCGACGGTGACGGCCTGGTCGTTGATGGTCTCGACGGTGGTGCTGAGCACGGCTGGCGGGGCAGGAATGGCAACGACCGTGGCGGACTTACGGATGGACTTGGACATGGGTGACTCCTCGCGAATTGGGATGGGCGCCCTGACACGTACTGGGCGGTACGTCCATTTTATTACGTGGGGAGTTTTCCGTGCGGAGTTACCGAGCGGTAACTGGCCCCGTCGCAGTGGACATCGCAAGGCTGAAAGGTGACGGGGTCGACCCCTACCCCGGCCCCCTACCCGGGAACCTTGGGGAGGGTGGCCATCCGGGGGCTTCACCCCACCATTTGTTGTCGGGAAAGTTTTTCCACCTCAATAAAATAGTTTTAAAAATTTTGGTAGAAAAATTTTCACAAACCCCTTTTATCCCACCTTCACTTTCCCTCTACACTTACCCGAGCCCCCGGCACCCCGCCAGCGGCCTTTCCGGAGATCCTCGTATGACACAGACCACCGTCCTCGCGCCCGGAAATGGCGCTGCAAGCAGCTCCCCCATTGCCGTTGCCGCCGGCGCCACCGTTGCCGTGGGCCTCTTCGTGGCCTCGGGATCGATCCCAGCGAATGCCCAGTTCCAGCTGGTGCGCAAGACGCCGGGTGCCGATCTGCCCATCAGCAATGCCCTGAGTGCGGCCACGCCGCAGTACCTGCTGAACACGCCGGGTACCTATCAGGTCAATCGCATCACGGGCGGCTCGACGCTCGCCGCCGGCAAGCTGACCGACAACACCTACAGCTATGTCGTGACCGCGACCAACAGCGCAGGCGAGACGATCGCATCCAACGAGCAGGTCATCGCAGCGACCAACAGCCTGAACGCGATCACGGTGTCCTGGGCCGCAGTCCCTGGCGCCACCGGTTACAACGTGTACCGTGGCATTGGCCGGGGCGGCGAGAACCAGATGTACAGCGTGGGTAACGTGACCAGCTTCGTCGATGTGAACGGTGCGCCGACGTCCGTCACGACACCCCCGACCACCAACACCACGGCCTTGGCCAGTCCCGTGCAGTCGGCGGGATCGTCCGCGGTAGCGGGAGGTTCTCTGGCATCGGGCACGTATTACTACGTGGTCACGGCAACGAACGCGTCGGGACAGACGTTGAAGTCGAACGAGATCAGCATTGCGACCAACAAGCTGGCCACGCCGAGTGCGACCTCCGCGACGCCGTCGACCACCGGCGGTACGCTTGTGGCAGGCACGTACTACTACGTGGTCACCGCGTTGGGCGCCAGCGGCGAGACGTTGAAGTCGAACGAGCTATCCGCGACCACGACAGGCACCACGTCGTCCGTCGCCCTGGTGTGGGCGGCGGTGCCGGGGGCTGTCGGTTACCGCGTGTACCGCGGCACTATCGCCGGTGCGGAGAACGTCTACGTCGCGGTGGGCAACGTGGTGACGTACACGGACACCAACGCGGCCAACACCAACGGGACACCGCCGGCGAGCAATACCGCGGTCACCGCGACCAACGTCAACACGGTGAACTGGGCCGCGGTGACCGGTGCGACGGGTTACAAGATCTACCGCGGTACGGCAGCGGGTGCCGAGAACGTGTTCTACACGGTGGGTGCCGTGACGTCGTTCAACGACACCGGTGCGGCCAGCACCAACGGGACGCCGCCGGCCACCAACACGACGGGCCTGGCGGCGCCGGTGCAGAGTGCGCTGGCCGTGTCCTCGCCCGGCGTGGTGACCGCCGCGAGCGTGGGGGTCTTTACGGACGCGTGATCGCGGTATAGTCGCGAGGCTCGGACCACCGGGCTTCGCCGTCCCTCTGACGCACAGGTGCCGCATGCACCCTTTAGACTTCCTGTTCGGTCCGCTGTACAAACGGCTTGACCGTATCCTCAACCATCTGGAGATCCTCATGTCCACCACGCAAGACCTCAACAACGCCGTCAACACCGTCACCCAGGCGGTGAACGACAACACTACTGCGGTGAACGCTGCCGTGACCGCGATCGAGCAGCTACGGGCACAGATCGCCGCCGGCGGCGTCGATCCGACCGCGGCGATCAGCCAGCTGGGTACGATCGCCACGCAGCTGCAGGCATCGACTACGGCATTGAACAACGCCGTGACGCCCCTGCCGCCGTCGACCGCACTCAGCGCCTGACGCTGGCCTGGAATGGTTCACCGTTGATATCCTGGTGGCAGCCGAGTCGATCCCGTCCGGCTGCCACCTAGGACACTCTCATGACCGACAACATTACCCCGATGCCCGGTGTGATCCTCCCCGCGCAAGCGGCTGAGAAAGCGCAAGCCGAGCAGGACCAGTTGGTGAAGCTGGCCGAAGAGCTGCTGGCGCTGTGCCGCCGCGGCGAGGTGCGCTGGATCGCGATCGCAGGGGAGTTCGACAACGGCAACAAGCTGTCCGGGTTCGGGAATATCAACAAGGGCGACCCGCTGCGCGTCGTCGGCTCGATCGAGTGGTTGAAACAGGACTACATGGGCGCCATCAAGGCGACCCTCCCTGTGACGACACCCTAGACACCGCACCCACCTGGCCTTCACACTCGCGCCCAGGAGAATCCTTGGAGCGCGACCCATGCCCCTGCCGCCCGGCTGGCCGACCGTCCAGGTCTATGGCACCTACTTGAGGCTCGACGGTAATCCCGCCTCGGGTTCGGTATGGTTCGAGACCGCGCAGCCGGTCGTCATCAACAATGCCCTGGGCGTGCCCATCGGCGTGTTGCCGCGGCGTCAGATCGCCACGTTGGACGCCAACGGTCATTTCAGTATCAATCTCCCCTGCACCGATGGAGGGGGATCGCCGACTGGCTGGACGTACCAGGTATCGGAGAAGTTCGACGGGGGGCAACCGGACTACTCGATCGAGGTGCCGCAGGCACTGGCGAACCAGGGGATTAACCTCGCGGTGTACCCGCATGCGACGCCGGTCCCGGTGAATCCGCCGGTGGTGACGTACCTGAAGGTGTCCGACATCGGTACGTTGGTCGGTTCGCAGACCGACGTCACGAACGCGGTGAACACCGCGAACAATGCCTCGACGCAAGCCAATAATGCGGTGACCACGGCGAACACCGCCAATACGAACGCCAGCAATGCACTGACCGTTGCGAACGGGATTGCGGGGACGGCGAACACGGCGCTGGCCAATTCCAACACGGCGATCAATACGGCCAATGCCGCCAGCGCGACGGCAAACGGGATTGCGGGGACGGCGAACACGGCGCTGGCGAATGCCAATGCGGCGGTGGCCACGGCCAACCAGGCCGAGACAGATGCCACGAATGCACTGAACACGGCCAATGGGATTGCCGGCACCGCAAACACCGCGCTGACCAATTCGCAGAACGCCGTGAACACGGCCAACGCCGCGCAGACCACGGCAAATGCGGCGCTGCCAGCAACCAGTAATGCCGTGTCCGCGAGCAAATGGCAGACGCCGCGTACACTTTCACTGACCGGGGATGTGACTGGCTCGACGTCCGTGGATGGCTCCGCGAACGCGGCCATCGCGGCGACGATCCCGGCGCACAGCGTGGCGCTCAGCAAGATCAATCCGGCGGGATCGACCGCAGGTCAGTTCATGCAGTCAACCGGGACCGGTACCGATGCAGTGTGGGGTGATGCACCACTTGGATTCAAAAACAAGCTGATTAATGGAAACTTCAACTTTTGGCAGCGCGCGACGACGGCAACGCTGAGCAGCGGAGCACAGTATGTTGCCGATCGTTGGAAGAACTACGCGACGGGAACGAGCGTCACGGTAAGCCAGCAGGCGTTCGTTCTAGGGCAGACAGCAGTTCCCTACGAGCCGCAATATTTCCATCGTAGCGTCGTGACCTCGGTGGCGGGGACTAACAATTTATGCGTACTGCAGCAGCCTATCGAATCAGTGCGTACACTTGCGGGGCAAGCCTGCACATTGTCATTCTGGGCGAAAGCTGACGCTAACCGGAACATTGCGTTGGAGTACTTCCAGGACTTTGGATCGGGCGGTAGCCCATCGCCGCAAATTAGTATACCGCTTGGGTTGGTGGCGCTCACGACCGCGTGGCAGAAGTACACGCTTGAGGTGACGCTACCTTCCATTACAGGGAAGACACTGGGGACGAGTAACAATGACACTTTGCAGATCAATTTTTGGTTTGATGCGGGTAGCGTGTTCGCGACGCGCGCATCGAACCTTGGACAGCAATCCGGGACGTTTGATATTGCGCAAGTGCAGATCGAAAGCGGGGCTGTTGCAACAACTTTTGATAATCGGCCAATAGGCATAGAGTTGCCGTTATGCCAGCGATATTACGAAAAGAATTATGATCTTGGAGTCCTGCCAGGAACTGCTAATCAAACAAACTGCATGATTATGTATTTTATTTCATTGCCTTCGGCGACATATCAGCCAAGTATAATGGTAACGTTTAAGGTTGCTAAGCGTGTATCTCCATCAGTTATCGTTTATAGCCAGAATACTGGTGCTGCTGGGAAAATGAATGACGTTCTTGGCTCAGCCGACGTCGCCGCTACTGTCGGCAACGTAAGCACTCATTCTTTTCTGACGTTTGCAACGGCAAATGCGGCGCGAACTTCTTACAACATTCAGTTCATGTGGAGCGCAGACGCGGAGTTTTAAAAATGGATAGCTACCAACTAACCAAAGATTTGAACTGCATTATTCGTCTGTCAGACGGTGCATTTATACCCGTGGACGTGCAAAATGCAGATTACCAGGCTTACGAGCAATGGTGCGCTGATGGGAATACAGCGCTTCCGGTCCCGGCTGTAACGGTTAACGACATCATTGCCGAGTTCCTACCGCAGCTCCAGGCGTGGCTCGACGGCATTGCTCGGCAGAACGGCTACGACACTGCGTTATCGTGCATCTCCTATGAGAATTGCACCGTGTCGCAGTGGGCACAGGACGCTGCGGCGATGAAGGCGTTCCGCGCGACGCTGTGGCAATGGGCCTATGCGCAGCAGACGACGCTCAACGCGATGACACCGGAGCAGCTGGCGGCGCTCACCGTCGACCAGATCATCGCGCAAGCGCCGAAGCCCGCAGACTCGGGATGGGTTGTGCATCCGTCGCCGGCACCGCCTTCACCCTCGCCGGCACCCACGCCATCGCCCTGAGACTGCCGATGCTGACGCTTCCTACTACCGCCTCCGAAGTGTTCGACGCCGTCTGGGCACCCGTCATGTTGGGCCTGTCGTTCAAGCTGCGCAGCCTGGAAGCCAATGTGCTCGGCATCGCCATCGGTGGCCAGGAGAGTGGCTACGCGGTGCGCTCGCAGTACGGCGGTGGTCCGGCGCATGGGTTCTGGCAGATGGAGGAAGGCGCGACGGACCACAGCGGCGTGCGCGGGGTCATGAACCACCCGGCATCTCGGACGTTCGCCATGCGCTATTGCGCGGATAATGGACTGCCTTTCGACGCCCATGCCATCTGGTCCGAGATGGCGGAGGACGACGAAGTAGGCGCGGCATTTGCCCGGTTTCTGCTTTGGACATCCAGCCGTCCGTTGCCCCCCATTGGTGACCAGGACGGCGCCTGGAACTACTACCTCGACGTGTGGCGACCCGGGAAGCCGGACAAGACCCGCTGGGCGCCCGTCTATGCCGCGGCTGTCGCCGCCGTAAGGGGATCACCATGAGCGCCATCCACGAGTTTGTCGTAGCATTGCAGACGGGGACCGCCTTTCTGCAACGGATCATGTTGGCATTCGCCGCTTCGTTGTATGCTGTACTTACGCTTTTGAGCACCCGTGCTCCATCGCCCGACTCGGCCTATGTATTGCTGAGCGGGCACAGGATAGCCTGGGGTGTGGTTTTCGCCGTCGATGCGCTGGCGCTGTGGTGGCGGATTCTTGATCCGCGCTCCCGACCGCATTGGGCGGTGACCATCAACCTTGTAACGTTCGCAATCTGGGTCGGTATCACAGGGGGTACCGTCATGATCGCGCAGCACGTTGATCCCGATCTCGTGGGTTACGTCCTGATCTGCATCATGGCTTTACATGCCCTGGTACGGACAGACTTGACCCAGCGCGATCGGGAGACTGCCTGATGACACCCGCGCCGGAAGACCTCTCTGATATCGGAAAACTGATCGGCGGCGCGCTCGTGCTCGGCGGCGGCGTGTGGGCCGTCCTGCGCAAGTTTCTTTCGGATAGGCGCATCGATGGAGTGGCGGATGCACAGGCTCGCGCGGACGTCGCGTCGTTCGACGTTTACGACCGCACCATCAACATGCTTCGCGCCGACGTCAATCAGATCCGTGCCGACAAGGAAGCCGCCGATGCCAAATGGCGACAGGACATGGCGATCCTGGAGCAGCGTCTGCGCGAAGTAGGCGCCCAGGCCGATGCAGCCATTGACCGCGCGCGCGCGGCAGAAAATGCTGCGGACAAACTACGTGCGCAACTGCGCGCGCTCAACGTGGAGCCTTGCGTATGACATCGATACAGTGGTGGATCACGACGGTGGTTGTGGCCCTTCTGGTGGGTCTTGGTAGCGGATGGTATATCGGTCATAAGATCGATGTCGCTGCGCAGGTGACTGCGATCAAGGCCCAGCAGAAAGCCAACCAGAAACTAGCCGACGATCGGGTTGCGGCCGAGCAGAAAGTGGCGGACGATACCCATCAGCAGCTCGTCCAGGCGCAGATGGAAACGACGAGCCTGAATGCACAGCTGGAAGAGCTGCGAAAAACCAACGCCTCTCTCACGGATAAAATCGCCCATGTTCAATTCCACCCGCCGATCCGGACAGTCGTGGTGCACGGGATGCCTTTGCAATGCCCTGGTTCCAGTGTTGCTTCTGCTGAGTTCCTGCAGCTCTACAACCAAGCCGCTGGTCTTCAACCAGCCAGTCCCGCGCCCGCAGCTGGCAACACCAGCGGAATGTACCAAGTCCCATTTCCAAGCCTTCGACCCAGCATTGACTGGCCTTCCGTCCGATTTCTCTTCGATGACCGATCAGGACCAGTCTCGCGCATTATTGGCGAACAAGAACAGCGATCGCGATACCTATCAGCGATTGCGTGAGACGGCGATTCGCTGCGCACTGGAGAACTGATATGGGGGACGTTAGGATTTTTCGCCCTGATGAACAGGGCAATGCGATGCCGCCGTTGACGGATATCCCTGGTCGCCTCCGTTACATGGCGACCCTGATCGAGAATAATACGTATGCCAAGGACAGCGATGGAGACCCCAATGCCGTACGGACAGCGTTAGTTGTTACGTATACGGAATCCGGCGAGATTCATGTGCATTCGTACGGAGAAAATCCCGCGAACAAAGCACAGGTCGTTGGGATTTTGATGCTTGCGCAGCGCATATTCTCCGATGCAGAAGGTGAGATAGCATCTGACGATTGCGCACGTGGCGATGCAGCGCCGGTGCACCCCATCCGCTAGGACCAGCTCGCCACGCTCGGCCTGGTCTGCGTACGCTTCACCGAGCCACGCAACAGACGACCCGTATTGACGCCACCGGCAATAAGCGCGGCGTACTGCAGCGCGTCCTGTAGGTCGGAGATGGGGTGTTTCTTTTCCGGACGATCTTCCAGTTCGCCGTTTTTCTTCGACTTGAACTTATACTCGCTGCTCAAGCCGCGGATCAGTTCTTTGCAGCTTGGATCGATCTGCAAACCGTCATTGCGTTGCATAAGGCGTTCGACAGCGTCGATGCGTCGTGCCGGATCATTGGTGGGCGCTGGAATGACTTTGAACCCTTTTTGCTTGAGAATGTCCGCCGGCGACAGGTCGTTGATCTGCGATTTCTGGAAGCCGGCTGGATCGATCACGATCAGCACAGGTAGTCCAACGAAGTCGCGTACGGCCAGCGCTGGGCGCAGGATCTCGTCGACGAAGCGGTCCATGCCCATGTTGACACCCCACAGCTCACGTAGCGCGTAGAGCGTCCCACGCGGCTGCAGTTGGGTAATGATGGCCGCGGGATTACGCCCCTGGTCAACGCCGATCACCAGGCTCGGACTGAAGTCGCCGAACTGCCAGCTGGCCAGTGGGGTGCTCGATACGTGGCGCGCGCGGTCGAATGAGCCGGCATACACCGCTTTGCCATCGAGACTCGGCGGGTATTCGCACAGGATCATCGATTGCATCCAGTATTTGGTGGCGCCTTCGGTTAGGTTCTCGTAGTAACCGGGTTCCAGCCACTTCACATTTTCTGCCATGGGATTCAAGACGTATTTCTGATTTTTGTCGTCCCAGAGCATCCCCGGCGGCTGGATGAGCGGATTGAGCCAGCTGGGTCGATCGACTTCGAGCAGCTGATGCCACTCGCTTCCCTCGATCGGCATGTTCGATTCAGCGAGTACGCCGGACCAGCTGCAGCCCCCATCCACGACGGCAGGGAAGCGCCCCATGCGTGACCGTAGATCGGTGAGCAGCTGAAGCGGTATCTCGCGGAACTCGGACAGCCAGCCCGCGGTGTATTCCACCGAGAGCAGCTTGCGCGCATCGTCTTCGTCGTCAAGGGAACGGAACATCCACTCACTGCGCACCTGGGTACCATCTTCCAAGCGGTAGGTGAAGACCTGCGTCATGTCGGTCTCGCGCCAGACGATGGAGCTGCCATTGGGTGGCAGCCATGCATGCACGGACTTGATGACCGAGTCTTTCAGCTGCTGGCGCGTATTACGCACCACAGCAAACCGTGTGCGGCGGCAACCGTTGAGATCGGGCCTTTGGTTATTCATGACGGTCAGAAGCGTCATGATGATGCCGGTTGTTTTGCCGCCACCAATGGGTCCGAGTAGGGTGCTGACCTTAAAGCCTTGATACTCCGTCATCAGGCGCGCGACAGTGGGAGATGCCTCGTAGGTCTTAGTCATGGTCAATTACTCGGCCGGTACCGATGGTGACTGGCGAGCCGGCGGCTTGGGGCATGACGATGGTGACGAGTGGGCCGCTACCGACCTGGTTGGGGGTTTGATCTTTCGGCTTGGACAGGCCGGCGACGTCGGCCAGGCTGTCGAACGTGCGCTGGCGCACCAAGGGCGGCGTGTCCTTGTTGGACATCAAGTCGACCATGTCCAGGATGCCGCCATGGTCGAGTGCCATGAGCGCCTTCATCCGGACACGGTCAGAAAGACCCGCCGCGCTATTGGCTTCGATCTTGGCCTGGTCGACCTGGGCTTTGAAGTGCGGATGCGCCTGGAGCACCTGCCATTGGGTTTCGGTGAGGCCCATGGCGATGGCCAGTTGCACCGGGTGGTCGATCTCCATGGCGACCCGCCGAGCCAGCTCGTGCGCGTGGTGCCGCATGAAGTGCTCAGGGATACCAGCGGCAAGGGGAGATGCCGGCGGTAGCGGCTCGGGAAGCGCCAGTGCGGCGGACGGTGCAGGACCCTGGGGTAGCAGCATGTTGGCGCTCTGTGTAGGTTCTGTGTAGATTACGCCACATATCAGGCGGAGACTCCAACGGTGGCCACCCTACCCCTCCTACGCGGTGCGATGGGCGTGCCAGCGCCAACCGGTGCGGCACCGACGGGCAATCCCGATATGCCTACGGCTGGCGGTGCGGACACCTCTGAGTCGCAAGTGGGCGCGTCCAACGACGCCACGATCGCTACAGGGCTGGCCAAGTACATCCGGGATGCCTATGAGGCGAGTCGCGATACGCGCAAGATGCGCGGTATCGATGACGATATGCTCGCTGCGCTGCGTGCAGCGCGTGGGGAATATTCCCCTGAAAAGCTGCAGGAGATCCAGAAAGCGCAGTCGAGCGATGTCTATATCCGCATCGCGGCCAACAAGATCCGTGGCGTCGCCGCGGGCTTGCGCGACGTCTATACATCGACTGATCGACCTTGGGGTATCGAGCCCACTGCCGAGCCAGAGATGCCGTACGACGCCGAGATCGAGTCGGCGATCGTGCAGATCATGCAGACGGAAGTGAAACAGGCACAACTCGATGCGCAGGCATCGGGTCAGCCGCTGCAGCTGACGCCCCAAATGCTGTTCAATCGGCGCCGCGACCTGCGTGACATCCTGTACCAGCACACGATGCAGGACGCCTCTAAGGCGCTCGACCAGCGTGAGGACCAGCTCGATGACGTGCTGCAGCAGGGTGGCTTTTACCAGGCGCTCTGGGAATTTCTGCAGGATATCGCGACGTTCCCGTGCGCCGTAATCAAAGGTCCGGTGGTGTACTACCGGCCAAACATGCACTGGGAAAACGGGAAGGCCGTCGTCAAAAACGAACCCACTATGACGTGGGAGCGGTGCTCACCGTTCGACGTGTACTTCGCACCCTGGTCGCAGAATGCCCAGGATGGTTATATCGTCCATAAGCAGCGTACGACACGCGCCGCGCTCCAGGCATTGATCGGACTGCCGAGCTACAACACAGATGCCATCAAGGACATCCTGTCGCGGCAGCCGGAGAACTTCAAAGATTGGTTTAGCTATACCGAGTGGGAGCGCTCCGTGCTGGAGCAACGCCAGTCGGACCAGACGCAGAATTTCCGCACGGATTCGGTTGATCGGCCCTTCCCTATGCTGGAGTACCACGGCAGTGTCAGCGGGGAGCTGCTGATCGAATGGGGAATGTCGAAAGACCAAGTCCCTGACGTGACGCAGGATCTCAATATTACGGCATGGCTGATCGACGATACGGTGATCGGTGTACGCGTGAACCCGCACCCGATGGGTCGCAAGCCGTTCTACGTGGACTCGTTCGAGCGCGTGCCGGGGAGCGTGTACGGTCTGGGCGTCCCGAAGATGATCGAGGATCTGCAAGACATCGGCAATGCCACCCTGCGCTCAATGGTCAACAACATGGCCATTTCCTCGGGTCCGCAGGTCGCGCTTAACGAAGGCCGACTCGATCCGGAAGAAAAAGACCTCACGATGTTCCCCTGGAAAGTTTGGCAATTTACGGATGATGCAACGGGCAGCGGGAGCCAGGTACCGATCCAGTTTTTCCAGCCGAACAGCAATGCTTCGGAGCTGATGCAGATCCTGGGCGAAGTTCTGCAGATGGCCGATACGTTCTCGTCGATGCCACAGTTCATGCAAGGCGATCCGCAAGGGATGTCGACGATTGGCCGTACGTCGAGCGGCTTGTCGATGCTGATGGATGCCGCGAACCGTACGATGAAGCAAGCGGTAACTAGCATCGACAAGAACGTGATCGAGCCGGCGATCAGCGACTTGAACATCTACCTGTCGTTGACGCGTCCGGACGAAGTGGACGATGGCGATATCAACATCATCGCGAAAGGTGCTACACAACTGGCGCAACGCGATCAGTTGCGCATGCGTCGCGCGCAGTTTTTGCAGGCCACCATGAACCCGGTTGACTTGCAGATTGTGGGTCCGCAGTTCCGTACGGAGCTGATCACGGAAATGGCCAAGGACTTGCAGATCCCGACGGATTCGATCGGCAAAGGCAACACTAACTTCGCACCGCCGCAACAACCGGGTCAGCCGGGTCAGCAACAGCAGCCGAATAACGCGCCGCCGCAAGGTGCGATGCACCCATCTGGTCCGGTGCCTGGTGCCAATGCCCATCCAGCGGTCCAGGCAGGTCCCGGTGTTTCACAACCGCAGCAGCCCGCTGCTCCCGCGCAATCGGCACCCACAAACGCCGCACAGTCGGCACCTTGAGAGGTAAGAACCATGGCACAGAAATGGAATACCGGAACCGGTAAGAGCAAGGTGATGGCCAGTAAGTCCGGCCAGACGCCGATGACTGGCAAGACACCGCCATTGAAGCCCTTTGGGAAAAACCCGGAAGGTAACAAGAACGGCAACAAGCGCCAGGCGCCCACCGTCACGGTGACGTCCTCGTGAGTGAGCCTACGCTTCCGCGCGGTTACACGAAGCAGCAGGCTGACCGGCTGACCGAAGCAGTTACAGCGCTTCGGCTCAGCCCAGCCTTCAAGATCGTGGAGCAGTGCTTCAAGGAGTTGCTGGAACAGCATAAGGACACGCTCATCACCAACACCTCAGCCGCCGTTCCGAACCTGCAAGGTCGGGCACAACAGCTGAAGGACATTTTAGACATCCTGAATAGGAAACCCACCTAATGCCTGGTATCCCTCAACGGATCCGCGACGACGCTGTCGCGGCTGAACAGCAAATGGCGCAGCTGCGCGATGAAGCCAACGGCAACGTGTCCACGACACCTCCCGGCGATGAAGGCACCCCGCCGCGCGATCCCGATACGCAATTCGGCGTTGGCCAGCAAGTCACGTCGATCGAGAATTCCAACGAGCCGCCCACACCGACGGAGGGTAGCGGTCCCGTTGATGCCGAAGCCATGGCGCGCTTGCAGCAGCGACTGGCAACGCTGGAGGGCAATTTCAGCCGGCAGAGCGCTGAGCTGCAGTCGGCACGCGAGCGCAATCAGCTGCTGGAGCGTACATTGGAGCGTGCGCTGCAGCGCAACGAGGAACGTCCTCCGGTACCGGCGACGCCGGCCCCCGCGCCCGTGTCGAGCGTATCGCAGTCGGAGATCGACGAGTTCGGTGCCGACCTGACCGACTTCATCAATCGGCTGATCAAAGATGGCGTCCAGAAAGCGCTGACGCCCGTGCTCGATACCCTTCAAACTTTGACGACCTCCGTGTCGCAGGTCAGCCAAGTGGCCAAGTCGACGGCGCAGGTGTCCGAGGAAAGGGAGTGGGCTGATTACCAAAAGCGCATGAACGAGCTGGTTAAAGACGGAAACGGCAACCCTGATTGGCAGCAAATAAATACAATGCACGAAAGGGGGGATTCACGTTTTGTTGACTGGCTTAAAAATATCGGAGAGGATAGCGACGAACCGAGGCTGAACGTCATCCAGCGAGCTTTCCAGGCGAGAGACGCTGACCGATGTGCTCGGATGATCAACAACTTCAAACGAGACATGGGGATGCCGGACGGGACCAAGCCGCCGGAGCAACCAGTTCAAAAGCCGGACGCACGCGCCGCAGCGCTCGTTTCTCCCTCTACGACAGGTTCTGGTACTGGCGCGCCCCGCGGGCGTCCGCCGGCGAAGACCTATACCAAAGAAGACGTGGACCGTCATTACGACGAGAAAGTCAAAGGTAAATGGAAAGGGCGAGAAGCAGAGTGGCAGCGCATTGCGGACGACATGGATAAGGCCGTGCTTGAACAGCGCTACGTCACAGAGCCTCAAAACAGGCGCGGCCGTTAACAGCAGTAACCACGCACTGAGGTGAGGTATGGCCGTCTATCCGATTAACGGGAGTCACCCGGATTATTCCGGTAATATCATCCCGACCCTTTGGTCGCGGAAGCTGCTGGAACGCTTCTACGACGCATCGGTCGTCCCTGCAATTTCCACCACCGACTATCTCGGTGAAATCAAGAACATGGGCGACACGGTCGTGATCAACCAGGTTCCGGATATCACCATCACGCCGTACAAGATGGGCGATACGTTGGTCAATCAGCGTCCGGCCCAGGTCTCGCTGGATCTGACCATCGACCAGGGCAACTACTGGTCGTTCATCATGGACGATGTGGCCGATGCGCAGTCGATGTTCAATATGACCGGTCCGTGGGCGGATAACGCGTCGGAGCGGATGAAAATTACCGTCGACACGGAAGTGCTCGCGTTCATGCGCACGCGTCCGGATGCGGCCAACAAGGGCGCCACGGCGGGTCGTATCTCGCAGGACATCAATCTCGGCACGACCGGTGCGCCGCGCGTGATCGACAACACCAACGTCCTGAACCTGATCATCGATCTGGGTCTCGTGTTGGATGAGCAGAACATCCCGGAAACCGGCCGCAAGCTCGTGATGCCGATGTCCGTGGCTGCGCTACTCAAGAAGTCGGACCTGCGTAACGCATCGATCACCGGCGATACCGTCAGCGTTCTGCGCAACGGTCTTCTCGGTACCATCGATCGTTTCGAGATTTACGGCTCGAACTTGATGCCGACCGTCTCGGATACCGTGGGTGGTAACCCCACCACGTGCACGTACATCTATGCCGTGCACCCGATGGCTACCACGTTCGTGACGCAGCTCGTCAAGTCCGAGACGATCCGTTCGGAGCTGACGTTCGGTACCATCATGCGCGGCCTGCAGGTGTACGGCCGTGGTGTGGTGCAGCCGAAAGCGTTTGCTGCGGCCTACATCCAAAAGGTGTAATAACCCTCGAACTCCCCAGGTAAGCCTGGGGAGTTTCCTGTTTTTCTCTGGAGAACGAACATGGCCGAGATTGTTCAAGACCGCGTACCGAAGTCGGCGTGGTATCGCATTCCCGCCACAGGCGAAATCGTTCCTGCGCTCAAGTTTCCTGCGGGCTACGAAGACGACCATCCCAAGGACTTCGAGCCGTGCGAGGCACCCGTGGCCAAAGTCGAAGCTACTCCCGCTGATCCTGCAGTCGCTTCCCCGCCGATTGCTCCCGCGCCAAGCGGTATCATTCCGGCTATTCTGCAGCCTGCACCGAACGGCTAAGCGTTATCGAGGTTTTCGTCATGGGTTACATGGTCTCGGATCTGCTGGAACGTGTTCGCCAGGTTCTGCAGGATCAGGACCAGAACAACTATCGCTACCCGACTAGCGATCTGATTGACTACCTCAACGACGCCGTTTCGGAAGCTAAGCGGCTACGTCCCGACTTGTTCATCGGGACGTATGTCAAAAGCCGCACATTCGTCTCGAACAATCCGGCGACGGACTACACGACGGTACCCTTTCCGTTACCGGAAAGCTGCTTCATGCCTACGGTGGGTTACGTATGCGGCTTCGTTGAAGTCCGCGATGATGAATTCTCCGATACGGGACGTGCCATGACGTTCATGAACTCCTTTACCCAGAAACTACTGGGAGTGGCGTGATGGCCAACTTCGAGAATTTCTACGACTTCATTGTCCCGAGCTGCCGCGGGATTGATCTCCCGATCGTCGATTTCGAGATCCGTAAAGCCGTTCGCGACTGGCAACGCTCCACCACCATGTGGCGTGAGATTGTTCCCTTGACGCTGCTGCAAGGCGTCACCGACTACCGCATTGTGCCGGCCAATGGCGGCATTACCGCGGGGATTTATTCCCTACCGGACCCACAGCGACCGGACGGCTTTCTCCGTGAGATAGCTGAGGTGGCACGTTATCCGGAAGGCTACTTGCCGGCTCCCGGACCGCCCGATGGCTACTGGCAGCTCTACCCAGGCCTGATTCGCTTGAACCGCGGACCGGACCAGTCATATCCGATCACGGTCGGCATCTATAAGCAGATGTCGCAGGACGCGAGTGATGACTACATCCCGGATGACTTGTTCGACCAATACGCCGACAAAGTAGCTTCGGGTGCGCTGGCGCAGTTGCTCGCACAGCCAGGAAAGCCATGGCGCGACCTGAATATGGCGACATGGCACAACACGTCATTCACCAAGGCCAAGTTGGCCCTTCGAGCGAAGCTGCGTAAAGGTGGCTCGCATGGTCAGGCGCGCGTTACGGCGCCGTTTTTTGCAGGTCGAATCCGAGGCTGACCATGTCTAATTACCTTTACGTAAACAACGCGGAAAGCTCCTTGTTGAACGCCGTTGGACCCACGGACGTCAGCATAACGTTGCCGGGTGGGCAAGGCGCGCGCTTCCCAAGTCCTATAGCGCCACAAACGTTCCTGCTCACGATCGAAGACACCAGCGGCAATATCGAGATCGTCGAGTGCACGGCGCGTGCCACGGACGTGCTGACCGTCGTTCGCGGTCGTGAAGGAACGCTCGCACGCGCGTGGTCTGCCTCGACTGGCGTATACATGCGCGTGACGGCAGGCATGCTCAACCAAGTGGACTGGACGAAGTTTGCCGGGCAGCCTAGCGGCGTTGCGACGCTGGATAGTACAAGCAAGATCCCCATCGCACAGTTCGACACGCCGCTGCAAACGTTCTGTGATGCACGTTACAACCTTGCGCTCGGATTTACGCCTGTGCAGCAGGGTGGTGGTACGGGTCAAGCTACAAACAAAATTTTTATCGGGTGGGCTTCCACGTCCAAGTTGAAAGCTCAGGTCGATGCGACGGATCTCGGAAATATCGCACTTGAGTCGTGGGTGACTGGTACCGCGACAGCACTTGCGGCAACGAAGCTATCCACGGTGCGCAACATAGCCATTTCCGGTGTTGTGTCGGGAAGCGCTAATTTCGATGGAAGTGCCAACATCAATATCGGCACCTCGATGGCGGCGAACGCGATTAGCATCAGCAATGTGAATGGGCTGCAGGCGCAGCTCAACACGTTTGCTGTCAATAACGCGACGAACAACGCCAACATCACATGGACCGGTACGGTTACAGCCGGTGCTATCGTGGATAACTCGGATATTCGCATTAAGGAAGATGTCGCACCCATGTCCGTCGATGACGCGTGGCGTATTATCGAGAATACGGAGATCGTTCGGTTCTACAACACGCTGACCAAGAAACAAGAGTTTGGCGTCATCGCTGATTATCAACAGAGCGTGACGCCCGAAGTTATTTCGATAGGCGCTGACCCCGACCGTCTTTTGGGCGTGGGTTACGGTCGATTGGCGATGCCATTGTTCGTTGTACTGCAGGATCTGCGTAAACGTGGAGTGATCTGATGGCTACCGTACCTGGACCGCCCACAGCGCTTTCTGATGTTCGTAGCGTATTCGGCGCGCCGGCAGGCACGCCGCTGCACGCGTTTGTACGTGGTGGACAGTACGTTCCGAATATCTCGCAGAACAACAACGTACCGACAGCGCCTCCTATCAGGCTGGCTCAGTTGGCGGGTTCCACTAACTACGTACCGCCGTCGGTGTCGGTAGCTGATGTTTTCGGCGATACGCAAGGTGGGACGTCCAACGCCTATATCGGAACGGCCAACATTGTTGCAAGCAATGGCCAACCGCCGTATTCCTACCAAACGGTCTATGTGAGTGGAACGTCCTACAATTTGTCGAATACCAACACGGCGCATCCGAGTTTCAATCAGCCAGGCCGACCGCCAGGACCTGGACAAAACAGCGGCGTGTACAAAGCTATTGTGACGGATGCCTTGAACAATCAGGCATCTCAGAATTTCAACGTGACGAACAACATCAGCTGATGACTATTCTGCGCGTATCAGGTTTTGGCGGCATCATCCCACGCTTGGGAGATCGTCTGCTGCCAAACAGCAATGCGCAGTACTCCCTCAATGCGCAGCTATTCTCAGGCGAGCTACGCAGCTGGCAGACGCCGTTGTTGCTGGCGACATTTCCGACGCATCCCAACCTGCAGGATGTTTATCACTACCGGCATCCCAATGACCCTACGCTGACTAACTACTATATTCCGTTCGACCGCCGAACGGATGTCGTGAAGGCACCGATCATCAACGACGCTTACAACCGCTTGTATTGGACGGATGGTGTGAAATTCACCATCACCACTATGAGCGACGTCGAAGCGAGTATTCCTGGACAGCCGGTTGGCGTTCCTCAACCGACGTTTGGTTCGACACCCGTGGTGACGCCGGCAGGTGGTACATCGGCAAACGCGCAAACGCGCGCGTACACATTCATCTTGGTGTCCAAGTATGGCGAGGAAGGCTCGCCCAGCAACGCTTCAACGGTGACCGTGAGTGGCAATACGGATGGTACGTGGACCATCACGAATCTCAACACGCTACAGACCGGATCATTGAATCCGAACATGGTAGCGCTGCGGATGTACCGCACGATCGTTTCAACGACGTCAGGAACGGCGACGTATCGCCAGGTTGCGCAATGGAATTTCGGCTCGATCCCTACCAGCTATAGCGACACGATGACGGACACAGTGCTCGCTACGCAGCCGGCGCTGGAGTCGCTCGGATGGGATCCGCCACCCGCTGACCTGCAAGGTTTGTGCGCGGGGCCTGGCGGTATGCTGTCGGCCTTTAAAGGCCGCACGGTGTACTTCAGCGTGCCGTATTTTCCGCATGCGTGGCCATCGTCTTACCAACTTGCGATACCAGAAGACATCGTGAGCATGGGATGGGTCGGTACGCTGCTGATCATTGGCACGACTGGTCGACCGTCCATTATTTCCGGATCGAGTCCGACCACGCTGTCGGTGCAGAATTTCGGTGCGGTAATCCCGTGCTTGTCGCGCGACGGTTTTGTCAACAACGCAGACCAGGTGTTCTTCCCGTCGCTGGATGGTCTGTTCGCGTTCGACAGCTCCGGCACGAACAACGTGAGCAACCAGTTTGCGACACGTCAGGATTGGCTGAGTCGTTTTAATCCTTACACTACCTCGGGTGCGATCTATCAAAACCGCTATTTCGGGTTCTATTCGTCGCAGCTTGGCTACTCGCTCGGTTTTGACGACGCGACCACTGGTTTGACAGATCTGCAGTATGACGGTGTGACGCGCATGAAAAACAGCGCGGTCGATAGCAGTGCGCATCTGATCGTTGGAAACAAGCTTTACCAGTGGGATGCATCGACGGTTGGCCCGCTTGTCTATACGTGGCGCACGAAGCCCTTCATGGTGAACAAGCCGTGCAACATGGGCGTGCTGCAGCTCCGTGCTGACTTTCCGACTCAAGTCGCGGGAACGCCGGCTCCTACGCCAACACCCACGACAGTCAACCCGGAAGGCCACGACATTAATGACTGGACAATCAACAATGACACTGTGAATGGCCAAGGCATTCAGCAACAATCGCTAGCATCGGACACAGTCGGTGTGAAGGTCTACGCTGACGGCATCCTGCGCTGGGTCGGCGTGGTCAGCTCCGAAGCCCCGGTTAATCTCCCGACCGGTTACAAGGCCGTAAAGTGGGAAATCGAACTGTCCGGTACGCTATCGATCTTTTCGGTAGTGCTGGCAGCCAACCGCACTGAACTGGCGCAAGTACCATGACCGATGTCCTCAAAATCGATGTGAGCAAGCAGCTGGGCAAGAATCCGGATTTCCAGCTCCAGCAGATCGCGGAAGCGGTCAACATGTTGCAAGGCGCTAACGATCAGAACCAGCGCGCAGTGCGCATGTTTGAGTTCCAGGCGCAGATTAACGCGCTGTCAGCCCGGCTCGCGAAAGCGGGGTTCTGATGGAACTGGCCAAGCTCCTATGGGCGAGGATCAGCGCGATGCACGCGGCGATCGGCGCACCGCTGGAACCGTATGACGAGTTCCAGCTGGGTGATTGGCTGTTCTACCCCCTCGGGTATGACGGTGTGCTGGGAATCAAGCGGTTCCCCGCGGAGGATGGCGACGTCCTATTCGTGGCGCTCCCATCGAACCATTCCCGGCGCGGGTCGGCGCTCACGGTGCGCATCATGCGCCAGCATCTAGCGACGGGTCGAAAGCTGTACAGCATGGCTTGGCGCGAGCACTACATGGCCATCCGGATTAACCAGCACATGGGTGGCAAAGTGCTGGGGGTCGATAGCCAAGGCTTTATTCATTTCGAGTACACTGCAGCCAGCCTCGACGCGGCCACTCGGGCCGAGCGAGGACGGGAAAGCGAGATACCAGAACCGGTGACGGCATAGGGGGTGGAACATGGGTGGCAAGAGCGCTCCTAAGCCGCCGGATCTCTCCGGCCTGACGAACGCCGAGCTGCAGATTTCCCAGCAGCAGCTGGACCTTGCGAAACAGCAAATGGGCGTTTCGCAGTCGCAGTTTCAGCAGTTCATGCAATACAACCAGCAGCAGCTGGAGCAGTCGCAGAATCAGTACAACCAGCAGATGGACATTCAGAAGCAGGCCCTGGCGCAAGCCGCGGATGCGAATGCGGTGTCCAAGCAGGTGGCTGATACGCAGATTCAGCAAATGAATCAGTCGATGCAGTATCAGCAGCAGGACCGCGACCGCTACACCAACACCATTCTGCCGCTCCAGGATCAATACATACAGGAAGCGAAGGACTATTCGTCGCCGGAAAAGCAGGCGCAGGCCGCTGCGCAAGCGCTGGCCGACAACCAGACGCAGCTGGAAGCGCAGCGTAACAACCAGATGGCGCAGCTGGCAGCGATGGGTGTCGACCCATCGCAGGTCATGTCATCGTCGCTCAGCAGCCAGCTGGGCGTCGCTGGCGCGGCGCAAGGCGCCATGGCGGCGAACGTCGCACGCCAGCAGACGATCCAGACCGGCTACAACATGCTAGGTAATGCCATCAACATGGGCAATAACTTGCCCATGCAGGCGGTCCAGGAGGGTAACTCGGCGACGAACGCGGGTAATAGCGCGTCGGGCAATATGCAGTCGGGCGTGAACGCGTACAGCAGCGCATCGGGTATCGGCGCAACGGCGTCGGGCATCCGGCAGAACTCGTTGAGCCTGGCCAGCCAGCTGACCGGCAGTCCCATGGCGTGGGCGCAGCTAGGAAACCAGTCGTACGGCGGTGCCAGCAACGGCATCATGAACGCTGGTAACTTGATTAATCAGGGATACCAAAACCAGTTGCAAGGGTTCCAAGCGCAGCAAAATGCCAACTCAAGCATGATGTCCGGCATCGGTACGATCGCTTCGATTGCCGGTATGGCGATGATGGCGGAAGGCGGTTCCGTGGATAGCGCTGTGTCCTACGACCCCTCGCAGTTTGACGGTGGCGCAATGGGAAATGCTTCGTCGCCAATCGACACATCGCGCTTGGATGCTGCAATTCAAAGCAGGCTACAGGCGTCTACTGACAAGTCGCTGGCATCGAGTGCGACACGCGGCAATATTGGCTATGACCTATCCCTAGTCGGGAATGGTCTATCAGCTATGGGCAACCAAAGCCAGCAGCCAATCCAGTACAAAAATTTCCTGCAGCCGATCATGTATCGCGCCGAAGGCGGTGTGATGGGTCCAGGCGGCGGTGCGTCCAATAACGGACTACCTACCGGCCGCGCGATGCCCACGATGGCCAGTCGCGATACGATCGCTGCGCGTTTGTCGCCGGGAGAATATGTCATTCCGGCGGACGTCGTGCACCAGCTCGGCGTGAGCCACTTCGACAAGCTGATCCAGAAATACCACCGTCCGGGAGCCTGACATGCCCAGTGGAATCCAAGGTCTCGCCGAAGGCATCATGGCTGGTGTCCAGCCCGGCATGATCATCGGTGATCGCATTGCTGCGCTGCGCGCAAATAACCGCATGCAGGCGATCCAGGACAAGCTGTCATCGGGTGCCTATTCCAACGATGCGGCCGGCCAGCAGCAGCTGCAGGACGATATCCGTGCCGCACAGGCGCCCCTTTCCTCCCGCGGTCTCGACAACAGCTACGGCAGTGACCAGCTGGGTCGTGTGATGCAGCTACAGCAGCTACGTGGCAACCAACAAGCCGGCGATCTCGTTACGCCCGGCGATAGCTCAACGGGCGGCGCACCGAATTATGCGCCGGCGCTCCAGGCGGCGGCTCGTACTCAGCGCATGTTGGGCAATCTCCCGGGTGCCATGCAGAACGATGAAATGGCTGGCCAGATCAATGCGGGCCGTAACGCTGTCAACAACACGGGTTCTGTCGCCCCGGACGGTACGCTGCCTGGAGGTGTTAACCAAACAGCGCTGGCTACCGGTACGTCGGCCAACATGGCGAATTTCGGCGATGCGCAGGGCGCCGCTCAATGGGGTGGCCAAGCGCAGCAAGCAGCGAACGCCTCCGTGCAAGGCATGCTTGGACGTGCCCTGACGGTAGCGACGAACCCGCAGCTGGGCGGCATGCAGGCTGCCGCACCGTACGTCCATTCCGCCGCACAGCTGATGGGCTACGGCGATGTCCAGTATTCGCCCAGCCAGAACGCGCTGTCGATCCTTGACAAGGGCGGTAACCAGGTGGCATTGATCACGCCGCAGAACATCACCCAGTTTGCGCAGACGATCGGCAACGACCCGACGCAGATCCTCAGCAATATTCGCGCGCTCCAGAGTCAGCAGTACCAGGACCAGCGCACCGCTGCGCAGAGCAATCGTGAGCAGGCGCAGAAAGCGCTTTACGACGCTGCAGGCCGTGCGCCCAACCCGGCCATGCTCAATCAGGCTGAGCGCGTGGCGCGCCAGTCGCAGTCAGTGGCCGACAAGACCGGCTGGAAAGTCCTCAACGCGACCGAGGAAACCGATGCCAGTGGTGCACCGACGGGCGCGAAGAAGCTGGTGGTGCAGCCGCCGGGTAGCGAGCCGCTGATCATGACGCTCAGCGCGCCCGACCCCAATAACCCGACACAACCCGCCTATCGCTTGCAGCGGCAGGACGGCTCGGACGTGCCAGCCAATCAACTACCGGCGCTCGCCCAGGCGGCGCAGGCGATGGCGCAGGCCGAGACCGATAAGGCCATCCTGACGAACCTGCAGTACAACCAGGCGGCGTACCAGCAAAACCGTGCCAACATCATGGACACCTACAACACGTTCAGCGTGCCCGGGATGCAGCCGCCCGGTGCGCCATCGCAGGGTGCCATGCAGGCGCCGACGGATGCATCGCGTGGTGTCCGCAACAACAATCCGGGCAACCTGATCCAGTCCGGTGCGTCGTGGGATGGCAAAGTGGCCAATCCCACCGACAGCCAGTTCGAACAATTTCAGTCACCCCAACAAGGCATCCAGGCGCTGGCGCAGAACGCGATCGGTCTACAAGACAAGGGCGCCAAGTCGGTCTTCGACCTGATCAGCAAGTGGGCACCGGCCAACGGCAAGGGCAATGACGTCATGGGAACGTTGGCCTATATCAACAACGTCGCCGCCAAGATGGGCGTTGACCCAGAGCAACCGATTGACCTGCGCGACCCTAAGACGCTGGCTGCGTTTACGAATGCCGTGATTGCCCATGAAAACGGAGGCAACCCGTATTCGCCCGATCTGGTTGATCGGGCCGTCCAGGGGGCTGTGGGAAAAGCTGGCCAGGGTTCGCGAGGGGTGCAGATCAGTGCGCGGGGCGCCGCACGGAATCGCAATTCTGGCATTATGGCAGCGCAAACACCGGCGCTCCCGCGGCAGCAGCTTCAGGTAGGTAACACTCTCTCCAACGGGCCGGCGAACAAATACCTCTATAGGGGATAGCGTATGGCTGACTGGAACGATCCAATCGCGCAGGCGATGGCGCAGCGCGCGTCGGACGTTCCAGCCCCCAATTTCCAGGGCGGTACGCCTGCCGGGGATGCGCAGGCGCAGCAGAACCAGCAGCAGTTCCAGCCATCGGCCAGCGCCAGTGTGTCGGTTTCCGGGGGTGCCATGGGCACGCCGAGCGACCAGGATCGCCCGACGTTGTACGGCTATAACCCCCAGACACACGAAGTCCTGGTCAATGGCCAAAAGATTGGCCGCGATTTTTCGGCTTGGTCCGCCGCGGCGAATTTGCCGCCCGACCAGATCAAACCCATGTCTGTGAACGCCATCTCACAGGATGGCTTCATTCCGCTATCGCAAGACCAGTTCAAGGCATTTATTCAGGGTATCGACCAAAACGCGCAAGGGCGTATGGTCGGTAATACGTTGCACAACCTGTTCACCGGTGCAGAGCAGACGGCAGCTGGTGGGGGTCGCCTCGCGCTACGTTCGATCGGGGGCTGGCTGGATAACTTGACAGCGCCCGGTCGTGCCGAGCTGCAGTCGCCGGAAGTGCAGCAGTTCCTGCAGAATCATCCGACACTCGCATCGGCGCTGAATACGATGCTGTCTATCCCTGGACAGCTAAAGCAACAGGCAAACGATACGACGGACTTTTGGCAGAATGCTGTCCAGCAGCAAGACCAGGCCGACCGCGCCGGTGAGTCGTTGCAGCAACAAGCCTACGCGGACCAGTCGTTTGCCAATCATCCGGTCCACGCAACGCTCAACACGTTGACAACGGCATTGCCGCAAGCGGCCCCCGCACTCGCCGCGTTCGCCATGAACCCGGGTCTCGGTACGCTGGCAATGTCCGCGCAAGGTAACGAAGCGGGCGCTGAGGAAGCCAGCGCGCGGTTCCAACAAGCCACGGCGGGTTTGACGCCGGATCAGTTCACGGCGGCGAATCCACAGTACGCCCAATTGCGCGCGCAGGGTCTCAATGACACCCAAGCACGCGACGCGTTGCGGCAGCACGCCATGAATGTTGCTGGTGATGTGACAGGCGCCATGTCGGCATTGACCGCGCCGCTGATGGGTCGGATTCCGCTCGCGGCGATAGGCCGCGCGCAAGCTCTTATGCCAGGAATAGGGGGTTCTGGGGTAGGGGGCTGGCTCGGCCGGCGTCTCGCGATGGCTGCGGGTACGTCGGCCGAGAACGCTTTGCTTACCGCAGCGACCAATATTCCTGGTCAGGTTGCCGGAGACGTTGCTTCAGGCCGCGGGATCCAAGGCGCCGGCGATTACGCGCAAGGCATCGGGAGTGCCGCTCTGGTCGGTGCTCTGCTCGGTGGTATCACACGAGCACCGGATCGCGTGGCGACGACACAGGCCAGCGACATCGGGGCCGCAGCCAACACGGTGCATGCTGTATCTCAGCCGCGCCCGCAGCAGCCACCGGTGGGGATGGTGGCGGATATGTTCGGCACGGCGCCCCCGTCGCAGCCGGGTGAGTTCCAGCAGCGTTCGGAGCCGGCGCCAGCGGTACAGAACCCGGCGCAAGGGGATCTCCTGCAACCGCAACAGGGGCAGGTATCTGATCTGTTCAACAGCGCGCCACCGTCGGCGCCTACAAGCGACGTAGGTGCACCTCAGGCACCTGCGCAACCTGCGGGCGGTGGTCCGGCTCAGCCTGATCTGCTGCCACCCGCTGGACCGGCGCCGGCACCGCGCGTGTCGCTGATCCAGCAGCGCGCGATGGAACAAGCACGTCCGCAGCCGCAGGGCATTCAAGGCGCATTGCCGGCGCCCCCATCCATCGAGGCGCTCAACCAGGCACGCGATGCGCTACAAGGTCATTTGGATGGTTTGCAGAACCAGCGCTCGAAAGTAGCACGCCAGCTGAAAGCGACCATCGAGCAAATCGATGCACAAATAAAACAGCGCGACAGCGAAGAACTTGCCGCGCAGATAGCGCGTGGTCGTGAAGCGCGGATGCCGCAAGACAACTCGATCATCGGCAATCCGCAGACAGGACAGCACGAGCTGTTCGAAAATCCGGGCAATGGACAGCCCGATCTTGCACCTGCGGGTAACACGCAACCACCGCCGATCGGGCAAGAGCAGCCCATGTCCGTGGAGGAAGCGCAAGCACGCTTGCAGGCGCTGCGCGCGCGCAATCCACAAAACCAAGCGCCACAGTCGGATATGTTCGCGCGCCAGCTGAAATCGGCGCTACAGCAACACATCGAGCAGAGCCAGAACGGCACTTCACCGTCGACCGCTGAACCTGTGCAGGATCTCCAGGCGCAGATGCAGGCGCTGAAAGACGGTACGCGCGATGCAGTGTTCGTCGCTGCCGGCAACGAGGCTCAGGCACCGAAAGTTTCGGGCAAAGTCGCACGCACCATTACGCGACCCGAAGGGACGTTGGTGACCACCAACGCGGCCAAAGCGAAAGCCTACAGGGAGGCTCCGCAGGTCAATGACGAACTTCTCGCACGATTGCAGGATCTGCCACAGTCGAAAGCTGACGCTCTACAGCAAGGCGACAATACGGTTACCCAAGCCGTTGACCAGAACGGCGCCGTGGTTAAAGAGGCACTCGGGTCGGGGAACGCGGATGCGGTCGCACAAGCCGCACCACCGGGCGGTGCGGTTCGGCAACTGTCCGCCGAAGAGGCGCAAGCGCGGCGGCAAGAACTCAACCAGCGTTTCGACGCGGGCGAAGCGCTGAGCCCGGAGGATGCCGCCGAGCTGGTGCGCCTGACGCGCGATGAACGTGACATGGCCAAACCAGGCCAGCAGCCATTGCAAGGCATGCTCAATGGCGACGCTGGCCCGCGTGCGGCTGAAGCGGCTGGCCACAAAGGCTATCTGCACACGGACATGAATGGGCTCAAACGCATCAACGACACGTTCGGGCATGGCGCTGGCGACTCCTTGCTCCGATCATTTGCGACGTTGTATCGTGACATCGCAGCCAAGCACGGTGGCCTCTCATGGTTGGCCGGAGGCGATGAGTTCGTCTCTTCCTACCCCACACGCGCAGCGGCCGTCAAAGCGCATGCAGAGCTGCAGCGAGCAGCCAAAAACCACGTCGTGGAGTTCCAAGCCAACGACGGTACCGTCCACCGTGTCGAAGGCGTCGGCTTTGCCGGCGGGGTAGGGAAAAATGTCCGGGAAGCCGACAGCAACAGTGAGCAGTCAAAGCGTGCCCAATATGCCGCTACAGGTGCAGAGCGTCGCGGCGTCGCCAGCGACCGTCGTGCACAAGAATCTGTCAATGAACCAGCTCGCCAATCTGATGCAAACACAGGGCGTGCAGCCCGGCAGTCTCAAGGTGTTTCCCGCGCCGCACAGCGTGAAGTAGTTGCGACCGCGACGAAGTCGGCCGCGCTGAAAGAACGCGCCGCAGCGCAGCGTGCAGCCGTGACCGACGAGGCCAAGGTCAACGAGGCGATTGGTAAAAAAAAAGTTCCCGCGTCGCAGCAAGACGCGCTAAACGCACTCCGTAAGGACGTCGAGGCGAACCACCCGCAGTACGCTGAGACGTTCGAGCAGCCCACGGAACGCGAGGGTGCTGGTCGGCGTCCAGAATCGCCGCTCACCGCGGTCCCAATGACCGAGCACGAGATGGGTGCGTTGGCGGAGCACACACGTGCCGTCGCATCCTCCGAAGCATCCGAGCTGGAACGTGGCACGTGGTCGCCTAAGAACAGCCAGCTGGCGCGTATCCTGGAGGCTGCGGGCGCGCGTCCCAGCGACACCCAGCTGCGTCGCGTGGTCGCTGATATGGCCAAGGCGACACCGGAGCAGCTGCGCGGCTTCATCGAGGCAGCCGGTCCGCGCCTGGCGGACTCCACGCTGGCCAAGGGCATCGTGCGCGGCATGGACAATGTCCGCGCTGCGGTGCGTGACCATGGCGGGAGCAGCGAGCCGCTCGATGCGTACGAGGGTAAGGTTGTGCGCTCGATGGACGTGGGCGCCAGCGCGAAGAATGCCGGCGGCGAGCTGCCAGAGAAAAACGAGCTGTACAGCCGCGGCCGGGTCACGATGTATGGCAAGGATCTCCCGCCACAGGTCGGCGAGGCGGTGCGCGAGTGGACGCGGACTTTCGAGAAATCGAGCGGCCGGTTCCTGCCGGACGAGATGCATGTCATGACGCCGGACCAGGCGCGTGCCCTGTACGGCGCCGCGGCGGTCCCGAAGAGCGATGCGTTCTCCGGCGAGCTGAAGAACCCGGTCACCGGCAAGATGGACCACGTGATCGCGGTCGACTGGAAGGCGCTCGGTGACGGCGCGGCCTCCGTCGAGACACTTGCGCACGAGTTCGCCCACACGGCCATGGACTCGGTGTTCGATCAGCTGCCCAAGGCGGACCAGACCGCGGTGCGCCAGGCGTACAATGAGTGGCTGCAAGCGCAGGGTCGCGGGACGCCCACCGAGACGATGCTCAAGCGGCTGCCGCCGGCACTCGCCGATGTGCTGCGTGAGACCGGCGCTACGCCAGACAAGGCGTATGCCGAGTCCTGGCACGAGTGGATCGCTGACGAGGTGGCCAAGTGGATGATGACCGACCAGCGTCCACGCACGGCTGTGGAACGGTTCTTCAGCCATCTAGCGGACATCTTCCAGAAGCTATACGCCGCCGTCACCGGCCGCGGTCGCCCCACTGACGCCGTCGCCACCATGATGGATAACCTGGTCGAGCGCTCGCGCAACCTGCGCGCCGCCGACGCAACCGCCCGCGCCAACGACATGGCTTACGGCCGCGAGCCCGTGGAACCCTCCCCAGCGCCCGAGGCTACGCGCCAGAAGATCGACCTGTCCGCGGTCAAGCAGCGGGCCGATAAAATCGTCGAGGGCAGCAAGGCGCTGGCCAGCGATCTTGGCAAGACGTTCGACAACGGCCCGGCAGCGATCAAGGACCGCATCAACCAGACCTGGTCGCGCGTCGCCGAAGGTCGTGGTGGCGACATCATGCGCAACATCGCACACGGCCTGATGAGCACGCGTGATATCGTCGACCGGTACCGTGGGCGCGGTCGTTTCGGCGAGGGGCTCGTCGACTGGGACAATGCACAGCGCATGGCCGAGAAACTCGGCCGCGAGGTGCAGCAGCAAGCCAATATCGCCAGTGAGCGTGCGCAGCGCCTGTCCGCACCGGTGAAGCGCGCACTCAACCAGCTCATGTACAAGACCACGGTCTACGGTATCCATCCGGATGAAGCCTTCGGTACCGGCCGCAATGCGCATCTGCAGGACCCCGACAAGACGGTGACCGACTCCAACCGGGCGCGCTACAACGAAGTGCGCGCCGCCTGGAAGCAGCTTGAAGGCATCCCGGGTGACCCACAAGGCGTTTACCAGCAGCTGCGCGATGCGCTGGCGACGATCCGGCGTGAGACGTTCACTGCACGCCACGCCAATATCGACAAGCTCGATGTGTCCAGCGACGCCAAGGCTGAGATGCATGCGCTGCTCGCTGCACAGGAAGAACGTACGCTGGAGGGTCCGTACTTTCCGCTCACGCGCGAAGGCAACTACATCACCACGGCGATGATGCCGGCGAAGAACCTCGGCGAAGCGCAGACCAAGGCCGAAGCGATGGCGCTTGGTGCACGCGAGAAGGCCGTCAATCCGCATGCCGAGATCATGCTCAGCAAGACACCGGACGGCACCTGGTCCGTGCACGCGGGCGAGAAGGCGGTGTATTTCCATCCGACCCTGGCCGACGCCAAGGCGGCGCGTGCCGGTATCGAGACCGAGATGCGCGAGGCGTGGCAGCATCTGGCAGTGGACCTCGATCAGGCGCAGACGGAGCTGGGCAACAAACCGATTTTCGAGGGGCCGTTCCACACGCAGGATTTCTTCCAGAAGATGGAAGTGCCCAACCTCAACAAGTTCACCGCCGAGATCAACAAGCTGCGCGATGCTGGCAAGCTCGATCCGGAGGTGTACAAGAAATTCTCCGAGATGGTGCTGGAGTCGCTGCCCGAAACCTCCCCACGCAAGTCGATGATGCAGCGCCAGAACATCCGCGGTGCCAACCAGGACATGCTGAGTGGCTACGTGCGGCATGTGGCTGGCGCTGCGCACACGTTCGGCAAGACGAAGATGGCGCGCGACATCAACGATGCCTGGGCTTTGATGAACAAGCACAGCCGTGAGCAGCCTGAGCTGAACACGGTCATGAACAACCTGATGACGCGCCAGACGCAGCTGGCCAAGCGCATGGAGCGCAACTGGCAGAACACGACTGCGAGCACGATCCAGGATATCTCCAGTCTTATGTCGCTGGGCTTTTCGCCGGCGTTCATGGTGCAGCAGGCCCTGCAGCCTGCCATACTGACGTTGCCGGTGCTTGCAGCACGGGCTGCGCAAGACGGTCGTAGCGTCGGCTACGGCAACGCCATGAAGTACATGAAAGAGGCGTACAACGGCGCGGTGCCGTTCTTCAGCAAGCGTGGCGCGGAGCAGTTCATGGCCGAGGCCAAGCGCATGCTCGGCACGTACAGCGGCGACGGTAAGACGCTGCAGGAATCCGCCGAGGACATGATGAACACGTTCGGCAAGACCGCCGACGAGAAGGACATGCTGCACTACCTCAACGCCCGCGGCACGCTCGACTTTGCATTTCTTAACGCGGTCAACGACGCTGCCGGACTATCGAAGATCGGCAACAAGACCAAGGCCGCACTGCGTATCTCGATGGCCATCCCGCAGCAGATCGAAGCGATGAACCGCATGGTGTCGGGGCTGGCCACGTATCGCCTCGCGCGCGACGTGCGCGGACTCGATCACGCTGCCGCCATGCACGAAGCCGATACCGTCGTCGCACAGACGCACGGCGACTACAGCCGTTATAACCGCCCCAGCGTGTTCAACCGGCCGTGGGTCGGCATGGCGCTGCAGTTCAAGATGTACACGCAGTTCATCTACAGCCTGCTGATCCGCAACATGGCCAACATGATGGACCGCGACCTGTCGCGCGAGGAACGCGCGCAAGCAGCGCGCACGCTGGGCTACGTGATCGGCAGCCATGCCGGCTTCGGCGGTGCGATCGGACTCGGCCCGATCGCCGGCGCGGCGAAGTTCGGCCTGGGGGGCTTGATGTACGCGATGGCCGGCGCAGGCTTGATCGACAAAAAGAAAAAGGATCAGACGATCGGCGACTGGATACAAGCCGATTTCGAGAAGTGGGGTGACGAGCAGATGGGCCCCGGCACCGGGCGCTACTTACGTCAGCTGGCGCAGTACGGCGTCCCCGGCGCTGCCGGCATCGACATCGCCGACAAGATCGGCATCCCGGATCTGACCACGACACACTTCGGTGGTAACCAGGCGAAGAATGCAGGCGGTGCGATGGACCAGATGCTGATCGCCGCAGCCGGGCCGGCGTACGCGAACATGAAGCGCATCGTCAACGGTACCGAACAGCTGCTCGATGGTAACCTTCAGGCTGCAGGCAAGCAGATGTTGCCGGCGGCGCCGCGGGCACTCCTCAACGCCATTACCGAGCAACAAGACGGCGTCGTGACCGCGAGCGGGAATGTCATTCGGCCCGCGGCGGACATCTCGCCGTACCGGACGTTCCTACGCGCACTTGGGCTGCAAGACCCAGAGACCGAGATGCGCTACGAAGACCGCAGTGCACTGGCCGATGCCAAAGCGCGCATAAAGGACGATCGCAATGCGATCCTGCAAGCGTACGCGGCGGCGAAGACGGCTGATGAACGGCATAGCGTCATGCAGCGCGTGGCGGACTTCAATCAGGGACGGCCCGCAGCCTTTCAGATCAGCGGGGCGACGCTCAAGCGGCAGCTGCAACGGTTGCCGGAGTCGAAGAACGACCAGGCGTTGGCACGCGAGCTGGGGCAATAAAAAACCCCTGAAGCAGGGGACGCATCAGGGGTAAAGACGTACTGCATGACATGCACTGCTTCCTGGGTGCGACCCGATTGTAAAAGAAAACCCGCTGGAATGGCCAGCGGGTTCTCCGGGGGTGCTGCGGTGTGCGAGCCGCAACGGGACGCCTCTCATAACGTCGAGGTGAGTATCGCTCACCTGCACAAAGGAGCGCAACGCCTCACGGCGTGGCCGCGTTCAGGTTGGCGACGGTAGGAGACGCCACCGTGAGCACGGCGTGGCCAAGCACGCTGGCATCGAATTCTACGCCCTTCGCGCGAAAATTCCGTGGAGTCCCGACCATGAAGGTCATGCGATCGATGCGCCGTACGCGCGCGCCGCTGAGCTGCTCGGCCTGCATCCACTCCAGCACCGCCTTGAAATCGCCGTTGCGCTCGACGACGTACTGCTTCAATTGTTCAAGCGGAATTTGCACCGCCTTCACCTCCATCTTGCTACCGTGATTTACCCCACGAATCTCACCACAGAACGCGGTGCTGGTCGGCGGGGACATGAGGGAGGTGCCGGTATCACCACCAAATAGTGCGAACTGATTGATCTTGTCCGTGATGTAGTTGGTAATGAAGTCCTCGGCGTGAACGCGACCCATCTCGAACTCTTGGACTTGAGTGTGCCAATGACGCTTCACTTCCTCGACGATCGCCGCGCGGTCGAAGGCCAAGCCGAACGCTTTGCCTAGCCCCGCGCCGATGTCGATAAGTGCCGCTACAACGGTACGGAACCGATCGCCGGTCGTGTCGGCCATGTGCTGATCCCACCACGCGATCCGGTCCATGACGACCTTGCGCCAGTACGCCTCACCGCGTGCCATGAACAACTGCACCAAACGCGGGCCTAAAAAACCGTAATTCGACTGTAGCTGCTCGATCAGCGCTTTCGTCGCGCCCATCTGCGACGGGTCCACGTTGAGAGGGTATAGCCGCATCTCGAACACACGTGCCGCCTCGGCAACAGCGTCAGGGCGGTACCGCTGCATCTTGTCGTGCACGGATGTGTTGGACGTGGCGATCGCCGGCAGGCACCAGCGGTGACCGTTCTCGCGCAGCTGGGCATCCGCTGTGAGGCGGTGGCGCTCGCGGCCTTGCGTGATGGTGTAGATATAGTTGGACAGGTCCTTGCCTTCGACGTTGGTGAACTCGTCGATCACCATGGGCAGGTTGCCACTGACCGCCGCCAGGTGGAACGTCGCCGCGGCCGTGTCGCGGAAATCCTTGCGCAGCGTCTTGGGCTTGCCCCAGATCGAGAGGATCGCATCGCACAGGGTCGACTTGCCGACGCCTGACTGCGGTGAGTACGCATTGAGCAGGACACCGTCGACACCGCTGAAGGCCATCAGCGGCGCAGCGAGCCCCAGCGCAACGATCGCCGCACGGTCATGGCCACCGGCAATGACCTGGTTGAATGCTGACAGCCACGCCGCCTCGGTACCGGCCTGGTGGTAGGCCTCGATCTCCCCCTGCGCCTTGTTCGGTCGGATCATCTCGCTGCCGGTACCGGTGTACATCGTGGTACCGAGGATGAAGCCCTTGAAATCATCGGTCCAGCCACACCGCGAAGCAATCGCGTTGGCCTGGCGGATACGCTGCATCTGCGAGAAAAACTCAGGCATAAATTTGTCCTGCAGGTCTTTGGCTTGCTGCGCGTTGAAGTGCATGCCGGCGCCGGACAGCAAACCGGCGAACCGGCGCGAGTCGACCATGGCGCCGTGGTCGAACTCCACCCTCACCACGCCGTCGCTGTGCCGGTTGAACATCACCACGGTCATCGCGCCTTTCCCCGTGATGTCGATCAAGCGCTCGGCGCTGATCATGGGGTAGGACCCGATCGGAATGATGGTAGGCGGCGGCGGCGGAGCGCCGGGCGTGGGGGGTGGATCTTGCTTGACCAGCGACGGGATGCCGTTATGCACAGCCAGCCGCTGCGTCAAATTGCCATCGACCACCTGTACCGACGTGATGCCGGGGGTGATCAGGAAACAGCCGACCTGGTGCGCCGGCTGGGTGGCCATGAGGCCCATCTGCGGGGCCGTAGGCGCGGGTGGGATACTGACGGCTGCCGGTGTCGGGGCCGGCATCGGCACAGCGCTCTGTGGCTGTAGCACGCGCGGCTGGTAGCGCCCCGTGACCGAGGGCGCCTTATGCGTTGCGCGCAGTGGACAGGTGGCGCACTCGCGCATGCCCAGCCGGGCCATCGTCTCGCACGTCGGCGGCTCGTAGCCCTGCGCCACGACCTGGTCCCACTTGGTGGCGAATACGTCCCGATCGAACGAGGGGTGGCCTGCCGAGAGGTGCCATGCCACCTTGCGCTTGGTGTCCTCCGGGTCATCAGCTGCGGCCACCAGCGTCAGCACGGCATGCCAGAGTGGCTCGTTGTCGTGCGCACCCTGGTCCTGGAACCGCTGCAGCATGCCGGGGCACGTCTTCAAGACGCCCTTCATGGAGAACGGGGGGTGTAGGTTACTGGCGAGCGGCGAGACGTAGCCGCCCATGCCGGCCGGACGCTGGCCCGCAATAGCTGTCATGGCAGGCTGGTACCGACCCAGCACCTGCTCGAAGTGCGCCGGATCGACCGGCGCGGCCATGGTCTTCTGCACCACCTGCACAGCGGTACCGTTCTTGAAATTCCATGTGCCGGGCAGGCGCAGGATGCGCGCCGCGTCCTGGGTCGTCGTCGGGTCCACCACCAGGCCGTACTGCGCCATGGCGGCGCTCAGGCGCGACGACAGCGCGCCCCAGCGCACGGCGTCGACGTCACGGTCGAACGGCCAGTACGCATGGATGCCGTAGCCGGAGTCGACCATCAGCGGCAACGGCATCCCCGTACCCTGCAGGAATGCCTTCAGCGCGGCCCAAGCATCTGCTTTCGTGCGGTACGGTGTCGCTGCCAGCTTCACCGGATCGGTGCCGCTGTACACGTCGATGTCGATGCGCAGGCAGCGATGCCACAGGGCATTGTCGGCGGTGCGCGCTATCTTGGTTTTGCCGGCGTTCTTGCCGGTCTTGACGATGCGCGTTTTCGGACCATAGCCAGCGATGGCCACGTAGACGTCGCAGCCCTTCGCAATGGCGTAATCGATCGCGCCTTCGATGTCTTGTTGTGAAATGTGTGCTTCGTGGTCAACCTGCCAGGTGAGCCGCTTGCCAGGCTCACCCGGAAACATCAGGTCGTAGATGCGCGTGCCCTGAGAGGGAAGCACGGCATCGAGAAATGCAGTTGGAAGTTGCATGCGTCCCGCCCCTGAAAAGCCCCGCGGGCGGATTCCTGCGGGGCACTACCGCTGACGCGCTTGCGCGCTCAGTTGCCGAACATCGCGTCAACGCTGTTCAGCACTTCTTGCGGCAACGCAGACGGGGCGGCTTGCGTTTGGGGAGCCGGCGCAGCGGCCTGGGGCGGCGCATAGGCCATCGGCTGCTGGACGGGCGGCGCAGCGACAGGAGGGGGTGCGAAGGATGTCTGCTGGGGCGCCTGCGCGGGCTGCTGCGGGATCGGCGCCGCGGCCTGAGCCACAGGTTGCGCCTGCACGGGCGGCGGCGCGCCCCACGCCGCGGTAGCCGGCGGCGGTGCGGCAGGCGCGGGCGCCGGAGCCATTGCCGGTGCGGTACCCCAGGCTTGAGCGGGCTGCTGTGCGGGGGGTGGCACGGCAGGAGCCGGTGCGGTTTGTGTGACCTGCACGGGCGCCGATGTCGCAACGTGCTGCGCCATCGTCTGCGGCGGCTGACCCTGAATGGGTGCCGGTGCGGGAGCAGGTGCCGGTGCCGGTGCAGCGACGTTCTGCGGCGCGGCCTGGCTACCCTGGTTCAAGATGTCACGTGTGCGCGGATCGGCGCGCATGGCCACCACCTCAGCGAACTGCTGATCGGACAGGTACTGCATCGCCTGGAACTGCAGCTTCGGGTACGACACCGTGTAGTCGAACGTGATGCGCACGATGACGGCAAAGAACGGAATGCCCTGCGCGGACAGCGTGCGATCGAACTGCGCCAGCCCCTGCAACGAGGCTGCCGGAATGCGCAGCAGCATCGGACCGCCGAAGCGCTCGTTCTGGATGTTGACGGGCGGCACGACCACGACCTTGCGCGTATCCGCGCAGGCTTTGCTGTTCGTCGCGACACCATCGCTGGATTTCTTCGAGCCGAAGGCGTTCCAGGGGCACGTACGGCAATCGACAGCTTGCGGCTGCTTGCCGGCGGGTGCGACCGGATGGACACCGTCCTCGCTGGAACAGTCGGGCGCTTCGCTGCTGCCTTCGACGTAGCCGCTGGCGTAATAGGTCTTGGAGAGTTCTTTCTTCGCATCGACCAGGATCACGTCGAGGTATTGCAACGGCTGATTGGTCTGCGGATCGACCAGTAGCGTTTCGTTGGCGCCGTACTTGATGCGAAACACTTTGCCCTTGTAGGACACGTTGGCAAACTGCACGCCCACGCCTTGCGACAAGGCCGAGTCTTGCACGTTGTAGCCCATCGCTTGCAGCTGGTTCTGGATCAGCGCGGGCATCTGAGCCTGCTGCATGGCAGGGCTCATGGGAACGAGTTGGTTGGACATAATCCGTTTTCTCCGTTGAGAGAGGCGATTGGTGTTGGTACTGCGCGGTTAGCGTCGGAACTGCACAACGACTTCGCTATACACCGCAATGCCCGGCGGCGCTTCGTTGTGTTGCTCGACGTATTCCCGAACAGGATCTTGGCGGACATCTTTCTTGAGCATGTCGGAACGACCGTGCTGCTCGACCCACGTAAAGAACGCCTCGCCATCGCCCACACTATAGCGCGTGTTGGTCTTCTTGAAAGCGGTTCCTTCGGGCGTTTTGAAACTCGTCATGTTGCCGGCATCCAGGCGTGCCTTGACTTTCGTTTCGATCTCGTCCATGCGCTTGTCGAACTGGGCTTCCATCTCTTCCTTGTGCTTGGCTTCCCGGCGCTTTTTCTCGTCGCGGAGTTTTATGTACTGCTCTATCAATTCCGCTTCGGTGAACTTGGCATCGGGATCGTCAGAGTTCGGCGCTAAAGCGCCAGTCGCCGCGCTCGTAAGCGATGGCATCCCGGACGTAGTCATAGAAGGCGGAATGATCGGGGCCACGACCGGTGTCGCCGGCGGCACGTTCATGTGTGGCACGCTGGCCAGCGTCGGTATGCTCGCCGGTGGCGGACTCGCGAGCTGCTGCATCACCGTACCACCGGGGAAGCTCGGGGATGATGGTGTATTCAACGAAGTAGAGGCCATCGAGGTCGAGTCCGGTAAAGTTGTCCGGAGCGATGGCATACCGATTGGCACTGACGTTGCTGCGGGTGATGGTTTGAGTAAGTTGGGCATTGACATGGTAGTTCTCCGGAAGGGTTTGTATAACAGGTTGACCTTGTACGCTATAGCGCACAGTTGAATAATTTTCTTGCACCCAGCGATTAACGATGTCGAATATGGTGTTCATGAGATCACCGGTTCGCCGTCGATCTTGTATTGTCCTTCATCAGCTCGCGTATTCCATTCGCGTGCTTTCCGGACAATGGCCATCACATGGCGACTGTCTACGTTGGTAGGACCATTGGACATAAGACGTAGGAGCGCATCGCGCTCTTCAGGTAGCAAATATCCGTATATAAAGCCGACCGCACCAGGAATTTGCTGACCAAAAAGCCTACCAATATATCCATCAGTGCTCATGAGATCACCGGTTCGCCGTCGAGTAAATAGCCACCTGAAGCTACGCGTCGATCTGAAACGAGCCGATCGAACAGTGTGTCAGTGATGCGCTCAATTTTCGTGTTTTCCACCAGCGCGATCGCTCGTTTATGGCTACCGATTGTTGGGTCGAGCTGAAGAAATTCATTCGAAATGTGCGAATCTCTATGCGCGACCCACGTAAGTGTGCGCCGATCGATATAAATTCGCGCGCTCATAGGACCTCCGCCAATTGCTGGTTCTTCACCATCGACATCAACAATCCGGCTGTATCGATCCGCTGCTCCAGTTGCCGGTACCGCTGCACCTCCAGCGATGTCGCCACGATGTGCGCAATATACTGATGCAGCTTCTGGCCAGGTCGCGTGATGCGTGCATTCGCCTGCTCATAGATCTCCACCGATGGCGGCAACCCCCACCACGCGATCACGCTCGCGCTGGTCAGCGTTAGGCCATGTGACATGCACTGTGGGTGCGCAACCAGCACGCGCAGGTTGTCATCCTCCATCATGCGCCGAAAAATCTCGTCACGCTGCCCGATGGGCGTATCGCCGGACACCACACCGTGCTCGATCGACTGGTTGGTCAAGTGATCGCTCAGCATCTTCAAGCTATGTTTGTATGGCGCGAACACGATCACCTTACTAACTGCCGCGTCCATGATCTCATCCAGCACGCGCAGGCGAGGCGCGCAGTCGAGGTACTGTACCGAGCCGTCCGCTTTGTATACACAGCCGGTGACCACCTGGATCAGCTTGTTCTGCAGATCAGCTTCATTCTGAACGGTGATCTCGCCCGTCGCCAACTGTGCATGGATTTCTTTGCGCAGTTCATCAAACAGCTTTTTTTGTTCGACAGACAGTTTGCACTCATAGTCCACATACTGAACCGGAGGCAGGTCCACGCATTGGTCGCGCGTGAAGCGGATCGCCGGTTGCGCGTACCGGTACACGATGTCGTTAGCGTCGTGCTTCGGGATGTACTTGAAATTGGTGATTTTCCGCATAGTGAGATCGCGGAAGCGCGCGAACGAGATGTGATCCAGTGCGCGGGGTGTAAGCGCCTTGATCTGCCCATAGGCATCCGTGGGTGCCTGCGGCGTCATCAGGCCCGTCATACCCACGATGCGCTTGAACTGCGGCGAGCGGAACAGTTGGTTCGCCGCCTTCCACCGATCGATGCCTGCTTTCTTGATCGCCGTGATCTCGTCGTACACGACCATGTCGATGTCGGTGCGCTTCAGCACTTCGGGCAAGATGATCGCCAGGCCGTCGTGGTTGACGATGTATACGTCCGCATCCTCGGCAAGCAGCTTCATGCGCTTGTCAGCGGACCCATGCAGGACGCGCCAGCGCATGCCGGCGAACGTCTGCAGCACCTCCTGCGCCCATGTCCGGCGCAGGGTTGACAGCGGCGCCACGACCAGCAGCTTATGAACGATGCCAAGTTTGCGCAGGTAGTCGAACGCGAACAGCGATGCGCGCGTCTTGCCGGTGCCCAGGTCATTCAGCACGTAGCTGACGTCGTTGACTGTAATCATCGCCGCTGTGAACTTTTGCGCATCAAACGGCTGGAACCCATTGACGATCGGCCACTGATATTCGTGCATGATCGGCGGCTGCACGTCGTAGCCGAGATTGCGCAACATGCGATGCTCGTCGAGCTTATGCGGGACGATCACGAATTCACGGCCATCGTGCATGACTTTCTTTGCATGCGGGATCAACGCCTCGACGCGAGGGTCGTTCTCGATGATCAGATTTCCACGATATAGAGTTGGCTGCGGCATCGCAAGAGTATCCAGTCAAGAAACAGCTGCAGGGTTGCGTCAGAGTCAATGACTACGGCCGCGATGTGCGCTTGTCGCATCTCGCGGAGTGTTCTGGCTTGCCTTTCTCGGAGTTTGCCTTTGCCGTCGAAGCGCTTCACTTCAATGGCAAATGGTATCCCCCATTGATATTCCGGCAAGCCGATCGTACCGGTGATATCTAACGTCGGCGAGCTATAAGACTCACCTGCGTGTGTTTCATAGTAAAGCTCTGCGCCGATCCTAATGCAAGCGTCTTTCAGCGCTTCAATGATTTTCTTTTTCGCTTTGGCTTCCGCTGTGTTGGCCATTTCGTTTTTGCGCCTCTTGCCAGGTCTCCCACGCGATCTGAGTCGATACGGCAAAGTACCGACCGTTGCGGTCGCGCCCCATAGCAACGTACACACTTTCTTGTTCCCATCGGGCGCGGTAATACGTCTCAAAGCGCAACTGATCAGGAGCGCGCTCAGGAGCGTCTTTATGCGTCATGATTTTTCACCGAGCGCGGCTTCGAGGGCGGCGCGCATGCTTTTATTAGGCCATACGTCTTTTTCTATACTTTCGCGATTGCGACCCGTGTATGCCATCCGCGCACGTATCACCATCTCATCCGTCACCTCCACGCGGGGATGGGGTAGGGCGCGCTTATTCCAGGCCGCAATCGTTTCATCCCGCCATTCTATGTTCTGCCCGTAGACGAAATTGTGTGCCACACATTTTTCATCTGAGCAGCCGAGATTGAACCATGCATCGCTTTCGTTGTAGTCATCAACTATCTCTGCGGGCTTTCCGCAAAACGGGCAGCGCTCCAACGTCATCGCTTTCTTCGTCGTGTCGGTCATAGCGGCAAACTCTTGAATAACCGACCGGTCACCATGACCACGAACTTATTGCCGTGCTCGTCCTCCATGACTAGGTCGACGGTGGAGTTACCCATCAGTGTCCCGTCACGGACGACCACGACTTTCGTAATGTTGACCGGCTTATAGTCGGGACGCTTATAGACGAACCCTTTGTTTGCCGCATCGGTGGCGTCGTCACACACCGTCACGTTGAGGTGCTGCATGATTCCAAACATGGTTTACTCCGGTTCTCGTGAGGCGCGTTCGCGCGCCAGGCGTGCATCCATTGTGTTGTACTGACAGCTCTTGACTGGGCACCACCCACACAACGGGCTTTCCACTTTGGGCCAGTCGTTGCGTACTTTGGCATCGGCTAGGCGATTGACGTGCGGCAGAAAGGCGTTCCAGATACGCGGTGCATCCGCGCGCACGAAATAGTCTTTCTCGATCTTGTCGTGCATCGCGAAGTAGTACGCCGTGCTGACATCCTGGATCTGGGGGTGGTGCTGGAACAGGAGCGCGGCATTCAGTGCGTTCTGACCGCCGTACGGGTCCTGGTCTTTCTTCGGCTTGCCGAACTTGTAGTCCCACTGCCACGCGCGCGTGCCGTTGATCAGTTGCCAGTCGACCTTGCTGCGCACCCAGGCGCGGTCCCAGTCGTTCCACGCGCACGGTTGGTACTCGGCGTCGAGCGCCAGGCTTACCTCGGTGCTCATCTGGCCCGGCTGTTTCTTGAGCTTGTCCAGCACCGGCGCGAAGCGCTGCAGGTTCACCGGGAGCGGTTTGCCTTTGGCGACGTACAGCTCGAACTCCTTGTGGTAGTCCTCACCGCGCACATTATCGGTGCTGGCGTCGCCAACGGCTTTTTGAACGTGAACCATCCAGTATTTGTACGGACACGAACGGAAGTCGTTGAGACGACTAAACGACCAGGAGATGATGGGGCGAGCCATGAGAGTCCCTTAGAATGGAGCGTTGATATAACGGCGCTGGCTGGTGTGCCTACCCCGCGCGATCTGATCGTGAATGTTGTCTTTCTGCGTACCCAGCACAAGGTGCTTAGGGTTACAGCAGCGCATGATGTCGCAGCGGTGACGCACCACAAGACCGTCTGGGATGTCACCGTTAAATGCCATGTACATCACGCGGTGCGCGCGATCGTCGACGGTTTGACCGTTGACCTTTCGGCATGCAATCCGTCCATAGCCTTGGTAATCGAGTCGTCCGATGAATATCCAGCAGCCATTCTCGTCTTCGACAATCTTGTCCAGGATGCGCTCAACGATGTTGCGCGCCATGGCTATGCCTCGATGGCGGCAAGGTATTTGCGCAAAGCGTCTGCGAGGTCGCATTCCGCATCGGCTGTCATACCGCGCTCCAGCTGCGCCTCGGTGACACGCTGCAAGAACTGACTGGCGAGGTTAGCGGCATACTTACGGAACAGCTGTACAAGCTGGGCTTGAGCCGCTTCATACGACGAAAAGGCAGGGCACGGATAAACGATGCTGCGTATCGTTTTGCCGTCCCACTCTTTCGTATCGATCGGAAAGTATGCCGTCTCGATCTTCGGCGTTAGGTCGTTACCGAGATTGTTGATATAGAACACTACCTGCAGCTGATCTGCGGAATAGCACTCCGGATGTACTCCATATGCGGGGAGGGCGTGCTGTTCCGCGGCGTTCGACTGCTTCCATTGAAACTGAGCGTTCTGCATCTGCTGGTTCATCATCTGGCTATATATCTGCTGTGTCATCGCCGCCGTCGATGTCTGGCTCGCCAGCTTTGCCAAGTCCGATAACGACGGAGGCGGTGGAAAAGAACTCGAAAAACTCATTTGATGTCTCCGTAGCAGTTGCCGATTTTCCCTTCGGCTTTGAGAGGCAGCCCAGCCAGCACAAGCGGATGGGTGGTCATGCATTGATAGGCGATCTGGTTGGCGGCTTTAAGGTCCGCCGTTTCCGGCACTAAGTAAAGCGCTTCGTCATGCACGCTGCCGACGACCCAGAAGTGCTGGCGCAGCTGCAGGATGCCGTCGCGCATGATGCCGCGCGCGATGCGCTGGCAGATGTTCTCGAAGAACAAGCCACCATAGATCCACTTCGCCTTGCTACGGCGTGTCTTGCCGTCGTATTTATCGTAGACCCATCCCGACTTACCCGTCTCGGGACTGGTGTAGTAGCGCAGGTTCGGATAGTGCATCGACATGCCATCGGGCATTTGCAGCCGCCCGTTGACGATCGGCATGCCGAACAGCGTGGCATTGCCACCCTGCGCCATGATCACCAGTGCGTCCTCGCACAGGCGCCAGGCGACCGGTAGTCGGTGCATCTTGCGGCGGTAGCCCTGCACGCAGCGTAGCCCGAAGGCTTCCGACTCGTCCGCCAGCACCAGACCTTCCTTGCGCGCGGCGACCTGCAGCATACGCGTGAACTTGGGACCGCCCACGCCGTACTGTGATGATAAGCACGATACCTTGCCGACGAACCGTTCGTTTGGCTGATTGTCCTTGTCGACCGGGAAGCCGTAGATCTCCGATGCCATGTCCGCATACAGGTCTACGCCGTTGCGCAGCGCGTCCAGCGCGTCGTGCTGACCGGCAAGCCACAAGGCCACGCGCATCTCGATCTGGCTCAGGTCGATCACGCCGAGCTTGTAGCCGGGCGGCGGCTCGATCGCGTCGCGCAGCGGCGAGCGGCCACCCTTCGGCGCGCGCGGTAGGTTCTGAAGATTGATCTTCTGGCCCAGTGCTGCCTGCCAGCGGTCCGTAGGGAGCGCCGCGGCATAACCCAAGGGGTAAGGCAGTGGGCCACGGCTGGCGATGCCGGTGAACGCTTCCAGGCGCGTCTCGACCTGGGACGTCTTGGCGCCCATGCGCGCCTCGACCAACGTCACCACATCGGGGTCGTCGTGATCGAGCAAGTCCAGGAACGGCACATCGGACTTGGCGAAGGCCCAGATTTCCTTCGGCGTGCCGTCGATATTTTTCTGGTTGGGACTTTCCTTGGTGGGTGGGTCAACGCCCAGGTTACGCAGCAGGTCAGCCATGACGGCGTCCGAACGGATGCCATCGAGCGTCACACCCAAGCGCGACAGCAGCGAATGGCGATCATTGCGGAAGCGGTCCAGTTCCTGCTGGGCCAACTGCGCGTTAATGCGCAAGGTAGGGCGCGCAAAGATCTGACACGTCCAGTCGATCGCCATCAGCTCTTCCGTGGGGAAGTGCGGCTTCATGCGCTTGAAAATCTCGCGGCATAGCCAGCTGTCGTGCGCACAATACTCACCATAATCCTTGAGCATCTGCGTGGTGAACTGTTCTCGGCGCAGCCCGTCGGCACTGTCCACATAGCCGCCTTTCTCGGGCAAGCCAAACCGCTCGGCGCAGGCGCGCAGCGAGCAGCTCTGCTCGATGCCGAACAGCTTGCGCGCCATCGCTAGCGTGTCGCACATGAACTTCGGGTAGATACCAAAGCGCCAGCACAGGATGGCCATATCGAACAGTGCATTGTGCGAACACACCGGTTGGTCCCAGTCGTACCGGCGCAACTGCTCGTACATCTCCAGCTCCGTGCCGGTGATGACCACGGCAGGCTGATCGTCCTGCATGACGGACACCATGATCGGCTGGAAACGCGCGTCGCGGATGTACTCCTCGTAAGTCATTTTCGACAAGGAATAATCTGCTTTGCGGTAAAACGTTTCCCAGTCGAGCGTGATCATGCTTTGCCGCCCTCCAGGTTGCGCAGATAGCCGCGTATAAATGTCCGGACACGATTAAATGCCATGTCGATGGCTTTATCGAGGCTACCTTCGTGAACGTCCGTGCAGAACGTAATGCGTCGATCGATGATACTGTCGTCGGCTTTCAGCTCTATCGAAAACGTGGTGCGCAGCGTTCGATGCGCGGCAGTTCCTGCCTGTTCGGCAGAAACCAATGCATATTCGACTTTCATAGATTGTCCTGAGAGGCGTTTAAAAAGTGAGGTTACCGCACGGTAACCTCACCGTGTCTCAACCCTTGACACGCTTGAGTCGCGGGTTGGCCTTTTTGGCTTTCTTCGACGCGTTACGCGCGCCGGCTGCCACGATCGCACGGGCTGCCTTGGCTGAGTAGCCTTCGCTCTGCACCTTCGCAGCGACCTTGTCAAACCCTGGATGCTTAGCGGCCACGGCTGCGACCCTTTTTCATCTTCGGGCCCGCATTGCCGCCTTTGCCGGCGTTCGTGCCGCCGTACTTGCCGCTGGACTGCTTGCCGTTGGTGATGATGCCCTTGCCACTGCCGCCCGGTGCGCTGTACGCCGTACCGACCGAGACCGTGGACCCCGTACCGCCTGACTTCGATGCCATCTCACTTACCTCGCTTTTTGGGCGCCACGCCCGGAATACCATGCTTGCGCTTGTACGCAAGTCCCGCTTTGATCTCGGCCGCGCGCTCGCCCTTGGACTCGCTGCGTTCTTCGCGCGGCGAGCCTTCCACCATCGGACGAACGCGCGCCTTGAGTTTGTTCTTGGTCGTCGGTGCTTTCATTGCTTCACCCGATTGGCATGCGCGCTGATCACGCGCTTGTTGCTGGGACGGTTGTTCATCGGGTTACCGTCGCGGTGGTCCACGTGCTTGCCGTCGCCTTTGTGCACGTGGCCTTTCCGCTCGGCTTCACGACGCGCCTTGTTACGCGACGCACGTTCTTTCTTCATGCGCGGCGAGGCGTGATATTTCTGGTAGTCCCCTGGTTTGTACCCCATAGCGATCAGCTGCGGCAGGGGTTGAACGGCGTCCCGACGGTCGTGCTTTTCTCGACCTTGGACACGTCGTGTGGCTTCGCGTCGCTGCCGGTAGTGAACGCCGGACGCCATTTGTCGATGTCCTCGCGCATCTTGCTGTCGACGGCATCGTCATAACGACTGATGGGGGTGGGGGCACGCGTGATCGGCGTGCCGGTTTTACTGCCCTTGATCTGCTCGGCCATGACGCGGCTCCCGTGGGTGTCGCGCCAAGTGTAGCGCTCGTCCGCTATGGATGCGCAACTGCGATCACTTCCAGTTTGCTTTCCTTCGGGTCGGCCTGGGTGGTCGGGAAGTCGCCTTTCTGCACCGGCTTGACCGGATGCGGCGGAGGCTGGCTGATCACGGCTGTCGGCTGGAAGCTGCGCGCCGCGTCGCGGTTGCCGACGAGACCTAGCGCCTTGCAGTTGTCCATGTCGGTCTCGTCCAGGACCGCGGCGGCACGGCAGGCTTGCTCGTCGGCCATCGCCATGAGCGCCTCGGCACGGGCATTCTGGCCATTGGCCACGCGGACACCGGCTGCAGCGTAGAACGTCGCCGCGTTCTGGCGGTAGTTACAGGCGCGGGATTCCTTCGGCGCACCGATACCCACGCTCATGCGCAGGCCCGACACACCGCCCTGCATGGTGTTGGCGCAGTTATTGTTGCTGAAACCCGCCGCCGCGCCGCCCAGGCTCACGCCGGGGTTGGACAGGATCCGAGCCGTACCGCTGTAATGGGCGGCGCCTTCGGCGGTGGAATTTGTGTCAAGTGTCAGGCTGTTCCCGGTGTTGCCGGTCACGCTGGCCTGTTGCTGGCTGGATGCGGAGCTGCCCGACTGGGACTGGGCGTTGGTTTGGGCGTGCGCGCCGACCGCGAATGCGATCAGCATCACGCCGAGAAAAAGGCGCTTCATGGTAAATCCCCTATGACGTTTGAGAGTTGGGTGCGGGCTTTTCGTTTGCTTCCGGGGCAGGGGTCCCAGGAATCAGGCAGAGCCCTACAACTGCCGAGCGCTCGGAGTGCGCTTAGAAGTGGAACGACCAGCCGGCAGCGCCGTTCACGAACGCACCACCTACCTGGGCACCGGCCGTGCTACCGGCCGCGCCCTGCGTGGCGCCCACGGCGTTGCCGAACGTGAAGCCCTTCGAGAGGTTGGTCGAGCTGGTCGCGGTCGACGTGTTCACGCTCACGCCATGGTTACTGCCGCTGCCCTGGGCGCTGGCAAAGCCGTTGCTCAGGTTGGCGGTGTGCTGGAACGACAGGCCCGTTCCATCGACCGCACCACCAGCCACGCTGGATGCACCGGACTGGCTGCTGACTACGCCGCCGACCAGCGAGCCGCCAGCCGAGCCACCCCCGTTATGAGCAACGGCCGCGGCGGACACGAACAACAAACTGCACAACACAATCGCGAATTTCATGATGATCTCCTGCGGCGCTTTGAGAGGACGACACCCACCCCTGCGCCGACAGCGCGGGTGTCATGAGTAGAAACTTTCAGGGCTCGGTTGAATTATCGTCAACCGATTTTTTGCGGGTCGTAGAACGGCGGGGGCGCCGACACGTGACCTGGTACGACACGACGCTCGATACGGCTGCTCGCCTGTTCGTAGTTTTCTTCAGACGTCTGCAAAACGCTTGACAGAAATTCGATGTACTGCTCGACGCCACCCCGTTCGCCGATCTCGCGCAGCAAGCCGTACACGGCGCTGTCGCTGACGGCCAGCTCGCGGGCCAGCTCCGGCACGGCGCCAGGCTGCTGCGCGCGCTTGTAGAGTCCAGGGATCGCATCCACGGGTATCCACGACGGACCGACCGGCGACGGCTTGCGCTGGCTCGGCGCACCGCTGGTGTACGTTCGGCAGCCGGGCTTGCCGCACGACTGGATGCGACCGGCACGCAGGTTCGTGCGCAGTACCCACTTCGTGTCACCACAGGTGCAGCGGACCAGCACGGAACCGCCACCCATATCGCTGACCACGGTTAGCTTGCCGTAGGTTTTTTCAAGTTCGAGACGGGGACGGCTCATAGCTTGTTGCTCCAGACCACGTTTTCGCAGGCACGTTGTTTCAGTGTACGGACGTCATCGATGTTCATATCGCCCTGTACCGCCATGCGTACTGTAAAGGCGACACCGTGCTTATTCTTTTTCATCATGGCTCGCGCGATGGCGTTATTTTCCGGACGACGAACAACGCTCCAGACATAATCGTCGAAATTCGTCCATCCGTCGATCTGTAGCAATGGCCACACGTCGGGGTTAGTCGTCGCGCCTACGCGGCCGAGGAGACGCCGAATGGTTTTTTCCCATTCTTGTAGCGTCGGTTTGTCAATCGTCACGTCCGCTTCCGCAGTCACTTTCAACCGCGAATCGCTCCATTTGTTGCCACCCAAGGTAAGGTGAATCTCGCCGACAAAGCACACCGGCATTTGCATCGCACGCATAGGCGCCATGTGCCCCGTATTGACGTTGAATGATGCGTTACTACCTAACAAGCTCGACGAAATAGTGCCATAGCCTTCCAGAAAATCATGCCAGTCATCCCACGTAATCGACGCATCGTCGAACTTAATAACGGCATCAGGCGCTACTGTGCGTGTAGAAGTATAGTCATCCATTGGATCATAGTCTCACGACGACGGTTGAGGACTTCAAACGTGTTGCGCCCAAGCACCTGTTCGAGGTGGCTATCGCTCAACATCTGCCAGATGTCCGGATCAGGGTTGATGTCCCGCTCTTCAAAATGAGCAATGAGCGCGGCAGCCAGTCCAGCATTTGCCATGTCACGGTCGGCGATCGTAGTGCCGTTGAGATGCTCTACTACAACACGATTTTCGCTAATCACAATATCCGCTTCGGGTGGATAGGGCACTTTTCGACGCGCATCCATCACAGCCCGAGCGATCGCATTTTTCTCAGCACTTCGTCTGCGGCTATCTTCGTACTGCTCGCCGCCTGGATGCTGCTCCGCAGGTCGTTCGCGTCGTATCGGCATAGCCGTGCCTCGATGTCGTTGGCGAGCGTGGTCAGCTCGGGATTGTCGAAGATGTTCAGACCCTTCATAAGGCCCAACGTGTCGCGCAGGTTCTGGACCATCGTGTAGGTGAACTGCTTGTTCTTGCCGTCGGCGGTCGGCGTGAGACGCTCGGCCACGCGCTCAATGTCGGCACGCAGCTGTCCAAACGCGCTGCGCTGAGCCTCGACGAACTGCGCCTTGACCTGCTCGCCGTACTGCTCATTGAGCACGCGAATTTGCTCAGGGCTGAGCCCGGTACGGACATCGTCATAGCCAGCGGGTACTGGTGACAGCGATGTGCGCATACCGAACTTGCCACGCACCTGCTCGGCCGTCGGATAGTCCTCGGGCTTGCCCATGTCGCCCAGCGCCTGCAACGACTGCTGCATCAGCGTGGGATACTCGGCGATGAACGCATCGACGGCAACGTTGAACCGCTGCTCGATCACACCCAGTTCGCCAAGCAGCGTGAAAAGTTCCAGATTCGACACCAGGCGATTGCCGGCGTCGTCCCACGGTAACGACTTTTTCTCGACCAGATCGCGGGCTTCGCGAGCGATGCGAGAGATGGCCTTGAGCTGGTCATCCGCGCTTGCCATCAGGTACTTGTTCACGCGGCTGGCGTTGCTGGCCGCTTCCTTTTCGTCGTTGAGATCGCGCGTAACTTCCTTGTCCAGTTTGCGCGCGGACCAAATGGAAATGGTCAGGTAGATCAGTTGTGAACTGTGGTGTATATCATGGCTCACGTTCGTATCCTCGAATTGGGGGTTACCGATCGGTAACTAGCAAATTTTGATGGTTTTGCCGTACGGGGCTTGCACATCGCTGGTGATGGCCCACACCACGGGCCGCTTGGGTGCGTTGCCGAACGGCGTGTAACCATCCGTCAGCACAGCGATGGAGTCGCACTTATCATCAACGGCGGCTTTGATACCTTCGGGCATATCCGTTCCGCCGCCTCCTGGAATTTTCCCTTGCAGGATTTTCTTAAGCTGCTGCCCGGTCTTGATCGTGTCGACGCGGTGCACTTCGGCATCCGTCCAGTACACTTTGATCTCGCGCGGCTTCGCATCCGTCAAGATCGCCGCCATGTGACCGCCGAACAGCTGCAGCAGCTCGTCGCTGATCGAGCCAGATGTGTCGACCACCACACCCACGCGGTTCGTTGCGAAGCCAGTGCGGCCTGGCATGATCACGCCTCGCGGAAGCATGTGCCGATTGAGCCGGCGCCACGTGCTGCGCTCGGTACCACGGAACGCTTCGAGCATCGCAGCACGCAGCATCGCCCATGGCGAGTGACGCGGCTTGGTCACTTCCTGGATGATCCGATCCATCCCGACCGGCAACGCGCCCATGGCCTTTGCTGTCGCTGCAGCCGACTGCACATCGGCAGGCGTGATGCCAGTGTTGCCGTTCGCCTGTGCCGCACCCTGGCTGATGTGCGTGTCCTGCCCGCTTTGACCGGCTTTGTTCGGCTGGTTATTCTGGCGCGGACGGTGCGGCAACGCTGCATAAATCTCAGCCGGCGTCATCGTGTGCGGGTACGCAGGGTCCCAGTACCAGTTCGGGTTCAGTGCGCCGATCTTGTTCTGCTTGATCACGTCATTTACGACGTAATCGCACGCTTCGTTATACTTGTCCGGATCGAACGCTTTGCCATCCGGGCCGATCATCGACTGTGCATACATGTCGATGTCGACCACATGCGCCATTACCGCATGCAGCACTTCGTGCGTGATCGCAGCGATACCTTCGTCGTCGCTCAGCTTCTCGAAGTAGGGCGGATGCCAGTATAACGTGTCATGCGAAACCGCTAGCGTCGGGACGCTCTGCCCGGTCTCGTCGCGCTCGATGCGAAGCTTGGTAAGCAGCTGCCCAAAGAACGGCTGCCCGAGCAGGATCGCGGTATAGGAGTCGTCGAAGTTCGCCATGGCTCAACTCCTTACGCGAATGTGGCGGCTCAGCTTCTGCACCAGCGTCTTGTTGTTCTTGATCCAGTCGCCGACGCCTTGCACCTTCGACAAACTGGTGTCACGGCGCAGCATCGCAGCAAGACCCACCACGGCGAAATTCCCGTCGAACCGCGTGATGTACTTCACCGCTGCATCCGCGTCCTGCTTCTGCACGCGCATCGCGGTCATCATCAGCGCGGCATAGCATTCATCGGGTTTCTTCGGCACCAACACCTTTTCCGGGTCAGCGATGATCTGCTCATACGACGGCAAGTTAGTCGCCATGTTCACCACGGCGATGATCTCAGCCGCCGCACCCTGGCCAACAAAGCCGGCGATAACGGCGTGGCCTTTCTTGTCGGCCACCATGCCGGGCAGATGACCGGGCCAGCGACCGGCGACGTCGGACAGTGCGTGCACCGAGCGCGGCGTGCAGTACGGCTTGTCGTTCACCGAGAGGTCCGGCTCGCTAAAGATCGTGCCGGGCCGAATCTTAGCGAACGCCATCAGCTCCGGCTGGATGCCAGCCGTCGCGGCCCAATCCAACCAGTCGTCCACCTCCGGCGGCTTCACACCGATGATCGACAGGCGATTAATGACGTGGCTCAGCATGTCGTTCGCACCGGCATTGTCGCTGGTGCGGTTGCCGGCACACACCACCATCCAGCCAGGCGGCAGCTGGTACTCGCCGATGCGGCCGTCGAGTAGCAACGGCGCGACGGCTTTTTGCATCTCCGGCGTGGCCTGCCCGAACTCGTCCAGGAACAAGATGCCGCGCGGGCACTTGTCGATCAGGTGCGCAAACGGCGGACGCGTGAAGCGCGCCTGTCCATCCGCCGTCGGGATCAGGTACCCACGCACGTCCACTTCCGACATGGTCGCCAAGTGCTGCTCGACCACGGCCACCTCCTGGTGCGGGTCGTTGATCGACTTCAGCCAGTCGCCGATGTCCTTGGCGGCGGCATGCACCAGGTCCGTCTTGCCGATGCCCGGCGCACCGGTGAAATACGGCGTGCGCTTGCTGCCGTAGAACGCCATCAGGATCGCAGGGATGTCCGTGGCGCGGATCGTCATTTCAGTCGCGGCGTTGCTCATGAGAGGGTCCTTTGGTTACCGACCGGTAACGTTGTTATGGGAGCGGGAAAGGTAAAGCAATCATGGAGTTATCGCACGTAACTCCATGATTGAAAGATTAAAATAAATTACATTTTATGTCAAGAAAGGTTGAACGTCTCCAGCCAGTACCGCGCGGTGGCGTAGCCTTTGCCGACCACCACCGTGAAGTCCTTGCCGTCGATCACCTCGCAGCGACATCCTAGGCGCAGGCGGTCGAGCATTCGCAACAGCTCTTCGTACCGCTGCTGATCGCCCTCCGACAGGCGCCCGAAGTCGGAAGGCTGGGCGGCGCGACCGGCCATCAGGCGTCCCCGCCGTCGTTGTACAGCCATGTCTCGTAAGCGAGCATGGTCTGGCCGCCCGGCGTCTGGCTGGCGTTGTAGCGCAGATGCTCCAGGTGCCACAGCAGGTAACCCACCGGACAGTTCTTGTCGGGCACGCTGGACAGTGCCGTGTGCAGCATCAGCAGCGCGGCCGTGTAGAGCCGATGGCGCTGCACGCTGCCTTTACCCTTACCAACCACATCCCCCGCCTGCGCGGCGAACATGTGCGGCATCATCGCCATTAGGTCGCGCACCTGGCGCGGGCTGGCCGTCGTCGGTGGCGTCCCTTCCGGGTTCTTGTCGAACACGCTGGTGCCCTTGCTGGCGGTCATGAACGGCTGCGGTAGACCAAACTGACCGGCACCCGCGAGGGTGGGCGCAGGGGACGGCGCAGGCGCGTCCTGGACGGGCATCGCGACGGCTTGCGCGGGCGCTGTGGCCGGCGTGTTGGCCGACGGGTAAGTCTGTTCCTGGACAGTAGCCGCTTCGCGCGCGGCACGCGCGGCATCGATCTGGGCAGCGGCTGCCGGGTGCATGGTCACCGTCGCGCCCATGACGGGACGCTCAACGGTCTCGCTCGTCTGGGCCGGCACGAACTCCGCGTCGAGCACTTCCGGATCGGGCTGCAGCTGCAACGTGGCGGGCGCTGGCGGCGTGCTGACAACCGGCTGCGGATCAGGATACGGATCGCTCTTGGCGACCGGTGCAGGGGCTGGCGCTTGCACTTGGACGGGGCGCGCGGTGTACGTCGGCTGCACGAACGCCAACGGCTCCCACTTGCCATCCACGGCCACGTGCAGGTTATCAGGCAGCGGCTGTCCAGCTTTCTCGCACAGGTCCACCAGCAACTGCGCGATCACGTGCGGGTGTGCGAAGCGTGACCAGTCCTGCGCCTGGAACGCGGGCAGCTGCTGCAACTGCTCGAATGTCCGGTCGAGGGGTGGGTTGGTCACGTAGTAGTCCTGCGGATTCGCGCCGTGCGTCTGGATGACGCCTTGCAAGAACGCGATCTGTTCGGGGCTACCGTCGAGGTAGCCGAGCAGCGCACTCACGGCGCCGGGATGGGCATGCAGCTTGATCACTTGGGCGTCTCCTTTTCAAACGCATTGGCGAGGGTGGTCGCGAGGTTGAGCAAGTCGCGTACCTGTTTGTCATTGGCGATGGCTTGCGCCAACGCCGTGTGGGAAAAACCTTTGGTCAATCGCAGCCATGTGTCCGTGATCTCAGCGACTTTTTTCTCGCACTCTTGCGAGTCGGCAAGCATGCGGTCAAGGACAGCTTTACGGCGTGCGACCTGCTGAATATCTTTTTCGAGATCAGGATTTTCGTTCCGACCCTCCGTTAAGTCCATCTCTGCTTTGGTGGGTTCGATAGCCATTAATCCATCCTCATTGCTTGATGTACGGCTTTGGCGAGATCGCGCGACAGCTTCAGCGCGGCATCGATGTCGAGCAGCGCGCAGACGACCGCGCCGTCTTCGGTGTCGATGTCTACGCGAATGATGGTCGATGAGATGGCGCACACATCATGCGCATTGGCCGACAGGATCGGCGCGAGTTCACGGCGCATGGTGGGGGATCATGCGGACGGGTGCGTAACGACCACCCGTTGCATCGGGGAAATCCGTCAGACTAATGATGATCCAGTCTGCCGCTTCTGCGCCGTTTGCAAAAACAACGTCTAGATACTCACCCGTGTCGTGGTCATAGACCAACCAGCATTCCGTGTTGACCGGCGCAATGCGCACTTCGTAGTGCTGAAAGTCCAGCCAGATATCGTCACGCGTGACAGGCGTCCAGTTTGGCATCGCGGCGCCGTCCTGGTCATGGTTAATCGAACGGACTTCGAGCATGCGGCCCTTCGCCTTGGCTTCGAGGATCGCGAGCATGTGCTCGGTCTTGTTCATGAGAGGCAAGCTCCAATGGCGGGTTCACTTTCGAGAGTGCTGCACCGGGTACATGGTAGGACATGATCCGGTGCAGCGGCGGCAAGTGTTAACGCAAATGCCGGTCCGCGTAGCCAGGCTCGGCGGACAGCGCAAACCTAGCGGTAGGGCATATCTAAGTCAAGTTCCTTGATGACCCACAGCTTCGCCCATGGGTCGTAAGCAGCTGGCGCGTTACCTGAGCGACCCACCGGTAATTCGTAGACGATAGCGCGTTTCGCCCTCGTCTCGAACTTACTCTTGAACGCAGTAAGCCCGAACACGCTAGCACCTGCGCCATTCTTGTAACGGTTGCGCGCAGTACAACGCGCATAGATACGACGCATCGCGGCTGTCGTATGCATAAACGCCGGATGATAATGTTCCTTAAGTACCCGGCTCACCAACACGCGCAGGTGATCAATCTCATGGGGTTTAACCCCCAGACTGAGCAAGTACATTTCGACCGCGAGATCGACATGCCAGCGTGGGTCAATATCCGGGACGGAATAATTTGTGCTGGCATTGCCAGACATCCAAGGTGGCATACTCATGAGTGTGTCTTAAATATCTCGTCGACCAGCCAACCGGGCGGCTCAGAATGGATGTACGGGTCCGCCACGATGCCGCGATTCCTTGACCACACGATGCGCTTAATCATCGGCGGTAAACGACCGTCGTGGATGTTCGCGACCCATTTACTCGTACGTGTACCTACCGCATTAACCGGCTTGTTGAGTAACAGAATGCGCGTGTCGATGTGCGTATACCACGGGTGGTACAGCTCGCAAATATTCGCGACGGTGTACCACAGATGCGTACCGTCTGCATAAATTTCCGAAAGCAACTCCGCAAAATGGATAGCTTCGTCATCGGGCATGCCGCTAGCGATGAATCCCATGTACAACTGGACATACTGAATCGGATCTTGGCGCGTGGATGCATTGCTGTTCATGTGCTATACCCTCCTAGCCAATGTGGATTCCACTCGAGGGTGTCAACGTTGAACAATGCATTTCTATCGCTACGCTGAAGCTCAACGCTTAGCGGCCAGTAAGGATGGAAATGGTTGTTCATACGTATCCCAAACAACCAGGCGGACCGTCCATCGCAGCAACGCAGCTGACGCTGCATTTGTTGGATTTCGGTGTGATTGAAACCCTGCGCAATCGCAGACATGACGAACGCAGGGTTGGTACCGTCACCGAGCGCAACGGCGCGCTTCGTTCGACCAGCGCGCCGGTGAAACCAGTTGTCGTACTTGTTAGAAAAGTCGTAGTGATCGGTTTCCATATCACCCACCCGTCAACCAATCCAAACTGTACAGTTCATACGATTTTTTGATCGCGATGATAAGTTCATCCGACCATGGCGCAGGGATGATGCCGTTCTGGTCGATGATCACATACGCTGTATCACCCCTCGGACTTAAGAAATGACCGCCATCGTCTCGCGGTGAGCATGTGAAAATGTCGCCGGTCGCAGCCACACCAATTTCATCATAGCGCCACTTGTTCGCCATGGTGACCAATTTCTCCACCACTTCCGTCGGTGGCACCGTGTCCGTGTTCGCGATGATGTCCAGCACCATCTGCGTCTCGGTGACGGTGACACGTTGTGGCAACTGCTCGGGTGTGCCCTGCATGATCGTGTTCATGGTCACAGCCTCGCGATGATCAACAAGAAAAACCCAACCAGGAACGCCACGCCGGTCAACGTACTGTGGCGTTCTTCGCCAGATTCGCGACCGATCGCGAACGCCATCAGGGCAATGGCAATGAGTGTCAGGGTCATGATGTACTCCCGACCCAATAGGGTCTCCATTTTTCCTTGAACATGCCGGTGCTCGCCGAATGCTCCAGCGCTTCGTTGATCAGCGCGCACAGCTGCGCGTTGTGAACTTCATCTAGCATGTCAAGCTGGATGCCGTAGTGCTTGTCAACGGCTTTCAGGAACTCGTACGTGCCGATCTGCAGGACACCTTGGTCGGGGATGTCGCGCGGCGATATCCCTGCGTCCAGCATCGTGTGACGAACCGTCGTGGTGTACCGCTCGGCGATCTGCGTCAACGCCACGACACGCTTGCCCTGGTTGATAATGCTGGTGTAATCGGTCGTGCTCATGCGTTGTCCTTCATGCGGTCTTCCCACGTGGGATTTTCATCGACACGGTTACCGGCCGGTAACTCGTGCTGCTGGTCCAACGCGCGCTGGATCGACGGTAGCGAATCACCGGGTGCTTTCGCCAGCTCGATGCCTTTGTTGCGCAGGGTGTTGGTGATATCGTCGATACGACGCGCGAATACGTCGCGCAGCTCGCCGATGGTGATCTGATAATCGCCGTCGCAGACGTTCACAACAATCGGTGACTCGCCAAGCAATCCGGTCAGTGAGGCGATCGCTTGTTCTTCCGACTCCAAGCGGCTCAGCAGCTGGATCACCAATGTGCGGTCGTCCGCGCCGTACAGTTTTGCGGTCATGGCTTCGTTCTCTCGATATGGTTAAAGGGTGAGGCGACCGCGCATATGGTCACCTTCATGATGATTGCCGGTGTAGTACGCGATGATCTCCAGCGTGGCCTGCGCCGTGTCATCAGGCAGGTAATAGTGGATGACCGGTTGCGTCACCGTGTTGTAGCGCAAAGCAATGCGCTGGATGCGGCAACCGGCCATGTGCGCAAGATGACCCAGCGTCACCGCGTCATCCGCCGTATGGCAGACGACGAAGCGCTTCATATAACCGGGCTTGGACAGCTCGAAAAACTCACTGATCCATCCCGCCCAGTCCGGCTCGTGTGCAGCCATGGTATCAGCCGTGTTTCGTCATACGCGCGAACAGCTGGCGCACATGCTCGTCCGGCGTGGCCTGATCGTTGTCGCTGTTCGCGGCGTGCTGGGTGTACAGCGCGCGCAGCTTCGCGTTCAGCACGTTCACGTACAGACGGCGATCCACACCCAGCGCGGTCACGACGTGGTCCAGCAGCTCGGCCACGCATGCCGGGTGCACCGGCCGGCTGAGATCGTGCAGCACCCACCACTCGCTGACGGCGCGGGCGAGCGTCTCGACCAGCGGCCGGTCATCGGTGGTATGCCGCTGCGTGTCGGCGAGCGCCCGGTCCAGCGCACGCTGGGCCTTGGTGAGTGCGGCGTTATCGTCCTGCAGCTGGCGCACCTCGCGGGTCAGCGCTTCGTTGCAGCGGATGGCGGCATCGCGTTGCTTGGTAGTAGCGTCGATGTGGGTGCGCAGCGTGGTCAGCGCGTCCAGCACGATCTGGGCAATGCTGGGTTCGTTTTGGGCGGTCATGAAAGGTCCCCTAAGTGATTGGTGGCAAGAGCTTACAGCGGTTGGATCGCGTCCAGCACGTACGGGTGAAAGTACGTGCGGAACAGCGAAATGGCGGCGTCCAGGCTGGCGGCTTCCAGCGTCATGCTGGTGTAGCTCCGGTCGGAACAGGTAGTGCGGTAGTAGATCAGGAAGGGATGAAGGGGGATGCGGGCCAGACCGGAGGCATCGATGGTCAATTCGCACATGAGAGATTTACCGAGTCGGTAACGGTGTGGGATTACAACGGCGCAAATGCTGCAAGAACAATCGCACACTGTACCCGTTGCACGCCTGCGTCAAGTCGTCCGGCCAGCGGACGAACCAGGTCTTAAAATAGCCATCCCAATAAAGGCGCGGTTTAGCCGTCTGGCCGTCCATCAGCGCACCCATGCGAACAGGCGTTGCCAGAACGACTGGCGCACAGCATGACGCTTGCAACACATCACATGAGCGCGTGGATTCTGGAAATGGAACGGATAGGTGTTGCGAATGTCACGACGCGTAGTCATCGTATTACCTCTAAGTCAATATCAATGTCTGTTATGGGATTGATGATACTGTCCGGGATGGTGGCTATGTAGGTGGCTTCCGGAAAGTGCATCAACGCGTGTTGCGGACTTGCTGCTTTTATCCACGCTTGTACAGTGCCATCGATGCGTATGCTGAGCGACGTTGATCCTTGAAACTGGTCGGCGTAGGGACGGAAATCGTCCGGTGTGAAGTCGAGTCGGTATACAGGCATTACGGTTGCTCCAGCACGTCGTAATCAATGCGGTGATCACCGCGCTGAATACCATGCACTTCGTCGATCACCTCGGCTTCAGGAAACGCCAGCGCTACCTGGACCGGGTTGTCAGCCCATACCCATGTATTGAACGCTTCGGACCGGACCGTGACAACAGTACCGTTCGGCCATTTCTTTTCGCGCTCGCCTTTCAACCCGTTCGCGAGGTAGTGCTGATGCGCGGCTTCGTTGTCTGCAAAGCTTATGCGATAACATGGCATGGTGTAGTCACTCAATGACGTAGTCGATAGCTGGATGATCGCGTTCGATGTCGATACGCATATCGATAGCCGTCGCTTCGGGAAAATGGAGCGCCACCTGGACGGTGTTTGCCGCGAACACCCAGATAGGATCGCCGTCCTTCACGCCGCACTGTTTTGTGCAGCGCGCTCGTCTTCGTAGCAATCAAACCTCAGTACGAACACGGGCATAGGTCATCACTCGATAACGTAATCGATGTCTTCGTCGTCCCACGACACCAACCCGATAAACGAGTGGATAGTCGCTTCGGGGAACATCAACGCAACCTGCACCTTGTTGTCTGCCCTGACCCAGACGTTGTTGCGATCGGGGCAGCGCTCGCCGCGCGGAAAAAGATGCTTGTATGCGTTGAACGTATCAGCGTCGAACAGCAGACGGAACAGTGCCATGTCATGCGCTCGGTGTCGGTGAAGGGAACGCATCGCGCGCGGTGCGCAGTGACATGAATTCGTCCACCATCACGCCGTACTCGCTGTCGCTCAGCTCGCCGTGTGCGCGCACTGTGTAACCGTGCTCGCGCAGCCAGTGCGCAGCCTGGTCGATTGTGTAGGCGCTTCGCTGGTCGAAGTCGAACGTGACGTGGTCGCTCGCATCGCGCCCGCTGATGAGCTTCACGCGCGACGGCTTCGTGTTGGTGGGGCCGAGGTACTTTGCGCGTATCAGGTGCGTAACGGGGATGGTGTTCGTGGTCATGGTGGTCTCCAATTGAATGCGCGCGAGCGCTGGGTTCACTTACAAGGTTACCGACCGGTAACCCTCAAAAAATCATGTTCATGTAGTACAGCCCGCGCTCACCCGTGCAGTGTGCGGTACACCACGTGGCCGAGTCTTCGGGATCGATGTCCACGCGAACAAGGAAGATCGCCATCGCGCTAGGCTCACGGTGATAGACGCCACGCAAAGAGATGTGCCGGTAGGGCTCCAGCTCGGCGCGTACGACGTCCAGGATGCGCGCATCGATGATCGGGTTGCCCGTCGCCACTTCCCGGCGCACGCGCTTGGCGAGATGGCCCCAGTGGTCATAGGCGTGCAGCGCGATGTTCAGGAAATGAACCCCTTCCCGATGCCATGGACGTTCCGAGCGCGATTGCCAATAGTGGCGAGTGGTCAGGCCGAGAAAGTGCGCAGCGATCATGCGTTGGCCTGCTTGCCCAGCTCCGACGCTGGATCGACGAAGGCGAAGTAAAGGCGCAGCGGCAACGCGGCGGGAAAGCCACGCAGCACGGACCGGCTGCCACGATAGGGGGCGGTGTGCGCACGGACTGCGCGGAAAGCGTTCGTGACGAAGTTCGGTTGATCGGTAGGCGCCATGCGCAGCTGGTCATTGTGCAGTGACTGCAGTACGGCGTACTGGACGCTCGCCAGCGTGGCAACGTCGCGGGACAACGTAATGACCACGTGAGGGACGGGGAGTGCGAGCCACGGCTCATCCGCACCCGTCACGGCCACGCGAACCATGACGAGCGGAATGTGGAGGGGCGCGTTGGGGTCGACGAGAGGCATGAGTGCTCCGGGTGTTTGTAGCTGGTCTAGACAGCATGGATGCTAGTTAGACACGTGTGTTGTGTCAAGAACATGTTTGGGCGCTTTAGACACGTTCAGGCATCTGGCACGAGTACTAAATTAGACACGTCGAGACAGTGGGAGGGGGTGGACAGAGCGTGGGAATATTTGGGGCGAATATTCACTCGCTGGGGCGCAACCAGCCCCCACACGTAGCTATAGTGCCCCGAAGCCATGACCACGCAACATTCTATTCTTTTTATGTATATATATATTTATTTAGTTTAATAGATAAATAAGGTGTTCTGTCTCAGTAAATTCTACGTTTTACTGACTTTTATAAACTGCTCACTGCACGAGTACGCGATATCGTCTGCCATGCCCGAACGTATTTCGGGGAAAAGTGCCCTTCGCTCAGTCTTTTTTGGTTTGGTGAAAAACTATCGTGTCTGTGTGCATCTAAGCAAAACGGAATCGTGTCTGAGGATGTCTGGGAAATCGATCACCTAGCGCCTAACTATTTTGCAAACTAATAGGCGAACTATTTCATAAACTATTTTGTAAACTATTGGACGAATTATTGCGGTGAAATAGTTTAGCTCTACGCAGCACTGCCTCGACATGTCTGATTCGATAGTTGCGATTTTCGTGCCTGTTACTGCCTACACTTGTTTGATTCAGTAACGCGGCCACGAAAAAGCCCCGAAATATTCCGGGGCTTCGTCTGAAAACTACATAGCACGCTCGGGGCTTAATCCCCCGGCGTTAACCCTTCGAGCACATCCACGGCGTCCTTGAGCAGCTCGGACAATTCCTTGACGCGCGACAGCTGTCGGGGTTTGACATCCACCTTGCCCAGGCTCTTGAGCAGGTCACCCAGCGCGGCCAAGGCCACGGGCGCCCACGCGTCCATCGAATCGCTCTTGGGAATCCGAGGGAGCTGTGCGCCACGGGGTTTGGCCTCTTTGGCGAAGTTCTCCGCCGATTCCGCGAACTCGATCGCTTCCTCACCTGCGCGCGTGATCGCCTTTTTCAGTTCGGCCCCCTTGAGCGCCGCTTTCTTGATCTGCTTGCCCAGTTCCTTCGCCTTGCGCAACGCCGTGAGCACGTTCGCACGCTTGTCGCCCGCCTGCTCACACGCCGCGTCGATGATGCGTCGCGCATTGTCGTAGCCGAACTGGTGACCGATGGCGAACGCGCAGTTGAACTCGCTCGCGCGTACCTTGGCATCACTACGCCCCAGAAACTGCGCGGGCGCCACGCTGCGCGTCACGCACGCCCGAAACAGCGCCACGGCCGCTTGCTTCACTTCGCCGTCCGCGTTCAAGAACGCGTCCACGACGCCTTGATCGACGTGTAGGACCGGCGTGACGGGATCGGCGGCTTTGAGGGTGTTGGGCGCCGGTTCCAGGTGCTCGACGGTGACGGCCTGGTCGTTGATGGTCTCGACGGTGGTGCTGAGCACGGCTGGCGGGGCAGGAATGGCAACGACCGTGGCGGACTTACGGATGGACTT